ATGACCGCAACGACCGCCCCAGCCTCCACTGGAACCGTCCTGGGTTACGCGCGTGTGAGCACCGCGCATCAGTCTCTCGACCAGCAGCGGGATGCTCTCGTTGCTGCCGGTGTGGACGAGTCTCGGGTCTACAGCGACAAGCTGTCAGGCACCTCGACGCGGGAGCAGCGCCCCGGCCTGGCTGCTCTGCTCGACTACGCCCGCGAAGGTGACGCCATCGTGGTGGTAGGCATCGACCGACTGGGCCGCAATGCCGCCGAAGTCATGACCACCATTAGGGAACTTGGTGAGCGTGGCATCGTGCTGCGGTCGCTGCGGGAGGGCATCGACACTTCGAACGCTGCGGGCCGGATGGTCGCAGGCGTGCTGGCGAGCCTCGCTGAACTTGAACTGGAACTCGGTCGTGAGCGTCGTGCGGCTTCGCGTGAAGCGCGGCGGGCGCGGGGGCAGTCGATTGGTCGCCCGAAAGCGCTGGACGACAACAAGATCGCGCTTGCTCGCCGGATGCACGCCAGCGGGGAGCCTGCTACCACCATTGCCTCCGCGCTCGGGGTGTCGCGGGCGACGGTCTACCGTGTGCTGGCTGACAGCTGATGGGGGTGGGGGGTGCCCTGATGCGGCACCCCCGTACCGCCTCGTACGGCCAGCGACCGTTCTCTCTCTGGGATTAGCACGCTACAGCAGGTCTCAGCATGGCCCCGAAGGGCAAGTTTGTAGATAGATCATAGAGGACAGCACGCATCGCTGCTGGTGGACGAGTTATGACACGTTGACGAGCGACGCCTCTCGGCACAAAAAACGTTTGGCATCAACGCAATCTCACGCAGATTTGCGTGACTGTTGAACGCGTTTCGCATACCCGGCGCTGGGGGCGCTTCTCAAGACGTGCTCAGGCACACGCAAGAACGACCGGCAGGAATCCGGCCCCAGAACCCCGTACCTGATCGCTGAATCTATGTGGTGTGTCAGGTTGCGATGCTTGTCCGGGCCACCGTACAGAAGTTTGGCCAGTTCGCCGCGTCGAAATGAAGCGATGCCGGTTTCATCGCAAAGCCCTAAAGCCAAGTACTGCAAGCGCTGCCACGCCGGTAAGGGAACCCTGGTGTCAGTCGCCCAGTCGATAAGTACATGCTGAGGGATTCCAATCCAACTCGGCTCTTGTTCTTTCAACACTTCGTTGCCTACGCCCTAGCGAACTGCTCGTCTAGCCACGCTATGACGTCAGAATGCCTGTAGCGCAGTGCCTTACCGATCCGAGCACCCTTCGGACCCTTACCGATCTGACGCCAGTAGTAAGCCGTCGATTCGGAGATGCCCAACAGTTCGCACATCTCGGTCAATGTCATTAGTTGCTGTTCCTGCATGTCAGCAACCGTAGGATGATTTTCGCGAAAAACCGGAAAGTGTCCGGAACTTCGGACACGTTGGTCCCGAGAACGTGCCGTGACCTGCGGCCCGGTGTCCGGGCAGTCGGACTCCTACCGGCGCGTAGCCGCTTCCATCGCAGCTGCCAAGTTGTCGAAGTCATCCGGCAGCATGTGGCTGTATACATTCATGGTGACGGTTGGGTTACGGTGCCCCAGTAGCTTTTGCACGGTCACCACAGATGCGCCTGACGCCAGCGCTAGCGACCCGGCAGTGTGCCGCAGCGTATTCGGCGTAACATCCCCTGCGCCGAGCTTCGCAACGGCCTTATCGAACTGCCAGCGGAACCGACCCAACGTCATCGCGCCCCCGCCAGCGCCCGGAAACAAGTACTCGGACGGGTCACGGTCGGCTACTAGGCTCCGCAGTTCGTTCAACAGTGCGGTCGTCAAAATCGGCACGGAGCGTCGCTGGTGGGTCTTCGTGTCGCCCTCTATGTGGCCCTGGCGCTGAACGTAAGTTCTGCCTTTAGCCACCGAGATTCGCTTACGTGCTAGATCAACGTCGCCGACGCGGAGCGCGATGCACTCGCCAAACCTCATACCCGTATAAGCCAGAAACCGAACCATTGACGCCATGTCACCGCTATCGTCCGCAAGCTGGCGCACCTGCTCATGAGACAGCGCCAGCTCTTTCCCCTGCGGCTTGCGCGGCAACTCAATGTTCTCAGCCGGATTGACGGCTAGGTACTTGGCGCGAACCGCGTATGAGAGCACCTGACGCACTACCTGGTAGGAGTGGATCACGCGAGCCGCGGACAGGCCGGTCTCCTGAATCCCGTCGTCGCCGTTAGCGCCCTTAACTCGCTTAGGCTGTTTGCGCGCAGCCGGATCAGTGGACAGCCATGTCACCCACATCTGTAGCCGCTCATGGTCGATGTCCCGTAGCCGCTCGTCTCTCCATTTGGGCAGGACCACCACATCAAGCAATCCCCTGTACCCGGCAACCGTCTTAGGTGCCCGATTAGCCGCCTTAGCGCTTAGCCACGCTTCGGCCACCGTGCCGAATGTGACAGCGGAGCGGTGAGGATCGGCATAGGTACCGGTGTTCAGCGCCGTCGTGGTGCCGTCAATGTGACGCTTCGCATCAGCGCGCCGGTCAAACGCTTTCGTACGTTCCTGTCCGTCGTGGTCCACCCACCGAGCTAGCCAACGCTTGCCCTTGCCGTGACGCACGGTGCAAACCAGCGCGCCACTCTTGCCGTGCTTCGGGTCGGTACACCAGACCGGGCCGGGCATGTTGTCAGCAGGCCAGTTGACCCGCTCACCGCGCCGCGCTGGCCGATGCCAACGATCCTCTTCGCCTGCCCGGACGCCGCGCTTGGTCGGTGTGCTCATGGGCCGCAGTCTAGAGACTCCTGCGGACTGCGTGCGGACTGACACATCGTTCATTGCGGGTTGTGTCAGCATATCACCAGTTCAGGGGTGCCCCCAGTCGGACTCGAACCGACACTTGGCGGATTTTAAGTCCGCATCTTTGGTATGATTAGAGCAGCTCATAAACGCATGACACCAGGTAGATGGTGGTTGTATTACCCACTGCATACATACTGTGTACACGTAGATGTGTACAGTATTGGATACATTGAGAGGGTGGACGGTGGCATTCACATCCAAGAAGAAGCGACCGCCGCGTGCCAAGGGTGAGGGCAGCATCTTCCAGCGGGCCGATGGAATGTGGGTCGGTTCGATCGAGGCGCCCCCCGACGAGACCGGGAAGCGGCGCCAGAAGCGTGTCTACAGCAAGGACTACCGCACCCTCGTAGCCCGATTGGATGAATTGAAAGCCGAATCGTCAGATGGCTTCAACCTCGACAGGACTATGACGGTCGCCAAGTGGCTCGACTACTGGCTTCCGAACGTCCATAGAGAACGTATCCGCCCCACCACCTACCGCGACTACGGGCACACCATCAACAACATCGCCAGCGCCATAGGGCATAAGAAGCTGATCGAACTGACGCCGGCTGATGTTCGGCGCATGCACACGCTCATCGGCAAGGGTGCGCGGCGCACGCAAAAGGCTCACGTGGTGTTGCACAAGGCCCTCAAGGATGCGGTCGCAGAGGGTCTTATCAAACGGAACGTCGCCGCCCCGGTGGATGCGCCCGAAGTATCCAAGGGTGATCGGACGGCGCTATCTATCGGCGACGTGCACAAGCTGCTCGCGTACGCGGTCAAACACCGCAATCAGATGGAGGCCACCCGGTGGTTATTCCTCTTCCTTACGGGGACTCGGCAAGGTGAATCGCTTGGGCTGACATGGGATCGAGTGGACCTCAAAGGCGGGGCGGTGGACATCACTTGGCAGCTACAGCAGCTCAAGCGCGCACACGGCTGCGGTGAAAAGGTCGGCGAGAAGTGGCCGTGTGGTCGCAAGAATGGTGGCCACTGCACCGACCCGAAATGGGATATGCCCGTGAAGTTTGAGTACGAACCGCTACATGCATCCCTGGCGCTAACCCGACCTAAATCAGAGGCGGGGAAGCGGTGGGTGCCCGTCATTGAGCCGCTACGGCTGGCACTGGCGCAGCTCCGCGAGAAGGATTGCGGACCCAATCCGCATAACCTTGTGTTCCACCGCGCCGACGGCGCACCAGTCATTCCGAATGACGATAACCAGGCATGGCACAAACTCCTGCGGGACGCCGGGATCATCGGGGAGGGCGAGACCATGCCGCTGCATAGCACCCGCCACACCACCGCCACAGTGCTGCGCGCCGCGGGCGCGGACGAGCAGACTCGCATGGAGATCCTGGGACACAACTCCCCGGAAGTCACGAGGATCTACGCACACGCCGATCAGGCAAGGAACTCGACGATGATGGACGCCCTCGCAGTGCTAGTGCCAGGCAGCTGATTCGAAACCAACCACCGGAAACGCAAAAAAGCCCCCGGCTCAACCATGCTGGGGGGAAGCACGGGAGCCGGGGGCGGCTGTGAAGCGAGGGGCTAACCAGATTCGATTGCGGTCTGTTCTACCTGAACGTCGATCACGCCAGGCTCTTCCGGGGTGATGTCCTGGCCATCGTTTCCGAACCGCGTGACGAGCAGGACGTGAGTGTTCTCGCATTCGCCGAATACCTCGCGGGCCAATTCGGTGGCGGGTGGGTCCTCATGGCCCTCGGATACCCAGCTGTTGCTGCCGATCTGATGGCGGCATGCCGGGGCGATGTATAGGTTCGCATCACTCATTGGCGATTCGCCGTCTTCGGTCATCACAAGCATGTCGTCTGGCAAGTCCTTGATTGCCTTACGCAGCTGAGCGACGGTGAACATACCCCAATTCTATTGGCGGTAAGCGCTAACAGCGGGGTTTACTTGCGGAGCTTGTCTATCCGCTTGCCGATGGTGTCGAGTTCGTCGCGGTGGTCACGGATATCCCCGGCTAGATCGCCCACACGGTCCATGAGGCCACCTACGTCTTTGATCAGGCCGCCGATCTCTTTCCCTTGATGCTCTTGTCGTTGGGCGATCAGATTGATGCCGTTCAGTACGTCCGTGAGGTCGTCGCGCAGGTTGGTTTCGTGAGAGTTCTCCACCTGCCCCCTGACGGCTTTGACTTCGGAGGCCATTTTCCCAATATGCTTGCGGTTGGCGAGATACCCGGTGAGCCAAGCCCCGGCGATGGGTCCGGCTACGACTAGGAAGACGGCTAGTAGTTCGATCGGTGAATCGATCCCCGCGACATTCACCGCGAAGTACCCGCCGCCGCAGTGCTCCTGGATAACTCACATGCAGACATAGCGGTGTCCTCTCATTTCAGTGAAGCCAACAAATGGATTAGGTCAAGCTGTTCAGGGATGAACCGCAGCAGACCGGTGGTGCGCAGCAGATGCACTGCCACTACCCCGATCACCGCTGAGCTGAGGAACATGTGGGACTGCCCGTAGCGTGTAGTGGCGTCCGACAGCAGCTCCCCAGGTGGGCAAGCTATCTCGTAGGCGACGATCCCAGCAGCCATAGTGATCCACGCCCAATCAGATGGATGTAAAGCCATGGGAGCCCTCCCCGATTAGGTTGTGGATAAGTTAGAAACACGCAGGCGGCGGGCTATTTTGTCCGCGACGCCGGATACATCAAATAGATGGGCGCGGTACGGTGAGCTAGTTCCCTGCACCGTAGCGATAAGCGCTACAATCGAGACATGCCAGACTTGCCGGAAATCGACATAGATAACCTGTGGAAAGCGATCAAGGGTGGGAGTGACTACCCGATCGCCGTCGGCGACGAAAAGCCGGTGGCAATCGTTGTTCCATACGAAAAGTACACAGACCTCCTGAAGGCATGGGCCGACCTTCAGTTGGATGGAAAGCGTTGAGGCGGGGAGAAACCCCCGAGCCTCAACGATCCAGGCTGCTCGCAGCCGCCACACAAGCCGACATGGCCACAGAAGACCTCCGCGCCGCTGTCCGTGAAGCGAAAGCCGCCGGAGGCTCAGTGCGGGAGATTGCCGCGCTAATTAACCGATCCACCAACACGGTGCAGCGTTGGCTTAGGGGCTAAGCGCGGAACCAGTCGAGGACTGGATTCAGGTCGTACGTCCCGTGGGCTTCCAGATGGGCGATGCCTTGGAAGGTCCGCACGATGGCCCATACGATGTCGATCAGCCCGTCGAATGGGTTGATGAAGAGGTCCATGATTCGGGCCACTATCGAGGAAGCCCCACCGGTCCACGAGGATTGGGTGATTATGCGGGCTATCGCTGTCATGTTGACCCCGGCTTCATCCAACCGGTTCTCGGCGTACCAGTCGCGGGTGCGGGCATGCTCTTGCCACTTCCCCGCCAGCTCGGGGTATTTCAGGAAGTCAAAGTGCCAGTCCATGATCCCCTGAGTGTTGGGCTGGGGCGGGTCGGGAACCCAAGGGGCGCACTGGTTGATCAGGCGGTAGGGGTTCCCGAAAGCTATGCCCTTGCGGAAGTCCTTCAGCCGGTAATGCAACCTGCCATTGACGGGTAGAACATGCTTTTCCATGACCTCGCAGCCAACCATCGCACCCTGGCTGAAGATCGCCAGATTCCACGGCGTTCCTTCGGGGAATGGTGTGCCGTCATCAAACAGCTTCGTGTCCAAACGGTTCACGAGTTCGTCCACACCGGACTGGTTGTTGAACGGCAGCCGTACGTTGTCGTATCCGGTCGGCCGCCACACCGCCCGCCCTTCACGCTCAAGGGTGGAGGCCACGAAAGCGCAAGGCCCGACAAACATGTCGGACAGATGGCCCTCGACCGTGAAGAACAGCGGCGTCAAACCCAGCTTCACCAGATCCGCTTGAGAAACCTCGCCCGTCTGGACCTGTCCGGTGCGGCGCTGGTATTCCTTCTGGACCGCTTGGTCGTCGTACCCGAAATACGAGTCGACCTTCAGTGGTCCCCCGTCAGCAGCTTTTGCGTAGGAGGCGAAACGGGCCAACATGACCCGCTGCCACCTCGCTACTACATCCCCGTGAGAACCGAGGGTGAGGATCACTTCTGAGCTCGCCGGATAACCCCATTGATGATGGCTTCAGCGTCGTCGGGCAGCGCGAGGGTCTCGCCTACACCGGCCGCGCCTACACCGCCGATCGTCTGCTGAACCTGCCCAATGGCAGCAGTTGTGGTCCTGACGAAATCGCTGACCTTGCCCTGCGCTTCGTCGATAACAGATCCGATGTGGTTGCGGGCCTCATCAGCTTTAACGAGCGCGTCGGACAGGCTCGTGGTTACAGCCTCCACGGGGTCGCCGCCCTTTGAGGGGCGCACAAACAGCGCGCCTGCGGCCGTGAGTCCTGAGCCGATAGCAGTCAGCCATCCACCGATATCCATGGCGGCCAAATCGCCGCCCTGGGCGGCGGTCGCGGCGGCGCCACCGAATGCGACCACGAATGCCGTAACGGCACGGAAGATCGTGTTAGGGGTGTACTTCATTTCTAGGCTCCGTTCTGAGCAACGAACCGCTGAAGGGCGGCGGGGTTGGCGGCGTAGACATCGGCGAGGATCGCCTTGGCCAGGGCTGCGTCCTCTTGCCGGTCGGGGTACTTCACGGGGTCGGCTCCAGCCACCTCACCCAAGAGGCGGATGCTGTCCATGTGCCCGTACTTGGCGGCCATTGCCACGAACTGCGGGTGGGTTAGTCCGTCCGCTGTCCATGCGAACCCGGCGCACGTGTTGACATCGCCTTCATCGAGGTGACGTAGCGGCGAGAGCGACGGGCGCCGCACTCCGGCCACCTGCCGCAGAAGGTTGCGGTCGTCGTCGGTAAACATGTCGTCTTCCTCCTGATTGAGAAGTTGCAGCAGCGCCTCGCCTTGAAGTAGGGCGCGGTTGTATCGGTCGCGGCGATCCGCCAGGCCGTTGGTGCCGCCGTTGATGGCAGCGGTGACCGCTTCGAAGCCCCGGTAGGTGATTGAGCCCGCTTTCCAGGTCGCGCTGTCACCGGCATCTGTGAGTGCGTTCATTGGACGCTGCTCGGTCCAGTACCAAGAGGCGCCGAGGCCGGCCCACTTCAAGTCGGCCAGCTCCCGGTAATTCACAACGAAGTAGTCCCTAGTCGGCACCAAACCCCGTTCAAAGCACCATTCTGAGAATGCGCGATAGTTGTAGTCCCATGTGATCTGTATCCACGTACGCCCGATATACGGCGCGTAGCGCCCGCCCTTGGCAATCTCCTCGGTGTACTTGAAGCTCACCGACTCGTGCCCGACCTGCGCCAGCCACATCGCTATCCGATTGACGTTCGTGCACTGGCTGGCCTTGAGCCCATCGGACACTGCGGGCAGGATCTCGGCTGAACGCGCCTCGGACAGGCCGGTAGCGGCGGCGAGGATGGGGGCGCCACCATTCGGCTTGTTACTCCGCCGGAAGGTAGAGAATCCGTCGGCGCGGATCTTCCGGGCGATGAAGTCCGCGGTGTGCGGATTCTGGTAGGTGTTGTAGCCGACCTGAAAGTGCATGGCATCTTTCGGGGACTGCCAGTCCTGCCCCCAGAAGACGGTCTGCTCGTAGAAGTCGAGCAGTTCCCGGACTGTCGCCGTCTCTCTGGATGAGAATCCGGCGTAGCTCACCTGGAATGGGTGATCGTTCCAGTTGAAATCGCATGCCGTACCACTCAGATGGTTCGATGTTGGCACCGAGTTGGTGGGCGTCCAGCATGCCGAGTCTGGATCGCGCAGCGGTTCAACGTAGGCGTTGAAGTCCGCGGCGAATGCCCGCAGTATCGCCAACGGCTGCCCGTTCTGAATCTGCAGACTAACCGACGTGCCAGGCACGGTGACCCAGGTGCACTCCTCGGAATTGACCATGGGCCACCCGTTCTCGGAGAACGAATTCCCATACACGACCCGCGGCATCAGTACGACCACCAGATAGCGGCCAGCCACTCATTGATCTTGCGGCGCAACCAGTTCATCAGATATCCCCTATGCGTGGATCCAGGCCGGGACGCCCATACAAGGCGCTGACCCATACGGTCTGCAGCTTGAGCTTGGGCCGGAGCCACATCCCGAACCCGAACCCCGCCAACCCGATAGCGGCGTAGAAGGCGGGGTACCGCAGCAGTTGAGATAACATTCGACCTCTTTCGGGCATTAAAAAAGACCCCGCACTAGCGAGGCCCACAAGGAGGTGAGAGTGCTAAGCGAATGTCACCGTGTAGATCGGTGAAGGAGTTCCGTCGCCATCAATCGTGAGAGAGTTGCCGTTGGTAGTCACCACATCGGCAGGGGTGTTGTCTAAGAGCACGTAGCACATCACGTTGCCGCCCAGCTCGTAGAGAACCGCGTAGCGGGCCGTGATACTGCCGCCGGATGCAGTCCACGATGGGTTGGTGGCGAAAGTTACGGACGGGCTGGTCGTTCCACCGATGGTGAGCGATACAGCGACACCGCCTGTGGTGTAACCATTTCTGTTCGCCACTTCATTGGTGACACCAGCCCATGTGGTGGTTGATGCACCAATATTGGACGAAGCGGTTACCAGGGCAACTCGCCAGGTGTCGGAGTCCACATCGAACGTGCCGTCTATGACGTTCTTCCGAGCCGCAGTGGGATACGTCCATGTTCCTGCAGTCATTGGGGTGTCCTTTCGTTAGTTGATGATTTCGACGGTTGCTGCCGCGTAGTTCTGGCCGGACTGCCCACCCGTCTGAGCCACAGATCCATCGGTGGTGGTCACGTTCTTGGTGTTGAATGCAGAGGCCGAACCGAACGCAGAACCAGATGACGCCTGGCGCGTGTATCCCGCTGGCGCGGCATCCCATCCGCCCGCCCCCAAGCTGGCGTGCCCATGGAAATGCAGCAGCACCGAGGATCCGTCTGTGTGGGTCAATGTCACCGACGGCGCAGTGGATGAGGCGCCAGTTCCAGCGGCTCGGGCATGACCACCGATCGGCGAGGATGCGTTTTGATCCCGTATCACCACCGCGATCATGTGTGAAGCGCTACCCCAGGAACCAGACGTTGTGTTGGTCGCAGTGGCCTTGAAATATGCGGTAGCGCAGCCCGAGCCGCTACCACTGTTGGCGTTGTCGATATAGGTGTAGTCCGGTACCGTGCCGCCCGCCGATGGCTTCGTGGGAGCAGATGTTGAGAACGGGTTGTACGCGAACAGAACAATCAAGTCGCCGATTTGATGAGTCGGGATAGTGACCGAACTGCTCGCATTTCCATTGGCGCCAACAAAGGACACGGTGTGGATGGTTGTGACCACAGGCGTTCCGCCCGTAATGGTCACAGAGGCCCCAGCGGGCGCCACCCGCGTATCGATAACCGGGCGTCCACCCGTGATGGTCAGAGACGCGGCAGGTGGAGGGTACCGAACATCTATCAATGGGCGTCCGCCTGTAATGGTCACAGTGGCGGGCGTCGGGGCTATCTGTGCAGCGAGCGACGGAGTGCCCCCGGTGACGGTCACAGCCGCAGCGGTAGGTGTCACGATCGGTCCCGTAGTCACCACGGGCCGTCCACCAGTAATAGTCACCGATGCGCCAGCCGGGGAAACTATGTTGTTCTGGGACTGAACAATCGATGGGGTACCGCCGGTAATCGTCAATCCGGCAGCTGTTGGGGCAACGACGGTGCCCACCCTGATGCCTGGCTGCCCGCCGGTAATCGTGAGCTGGGCTGGAGTGGGTTGGATTGGCGGGCCGTCCACACTTGGTCGCCCGCCGGTCACGGTTATGACTGCCGGAGTTGGGGAGATATGGTTGTCTTGCGTTGCAGTGACCTGTGGGCGCCCGCCAGTGAGCGTGAGTGTTGCGCCCGTAGTCTCGATGAATGTTTCGGCCCACCAGCCGGTTACACCAGCCATAGCTAGATGCGGAAGATCCGACTAGCCCCGTTGTCCCAGGTGACGGTGATGTTGGTGCCATCGGGGATGGTTGGCAACCCGGATGCTGTGTCGTATAACGCGACAAGCTGCGATGTCCCCGCGGTTCCGGTGTCTTGGTAGATGATCCAGCGCACGATCGTTGCACCCGTGACGGTCGGGAATACCACATCAGCAGCGTCAGCGACACCAGCAGTCCACGACTTGCTGGACAGGTTGGAGGATGTGCACACAATCCCCGTGAGGTCCGAAAGGTACTGATGGGTTGCGACATTGGGGGTGTAGGTGGCGTCCACTCCGCAGACTTTGAAGTTATGTACTTCCCAATCGAGGTCGCCCTTAAGGAATGCTTCTCGGGCCTTGTCGTACAAAGCGTTGACCATAAGGTTCTCCCTATTCCGCGTTGGAGACGATGGGGATCGCGATACCGATCCATGGGGCGGCAGCTGTGAGGGTTTGGGTGAACGTCACCGAACCGCCTGGGGCGTCACCGAATATCAGACCGGCACCGAACACGACGGCATCCAAATGTCCACGCTCGGTTTGGTTGTAGGCGCTGGTCTGACCCCCGTACAGGAAGGCGTTGACGATCCTGCCGTGGCTATTGGTGGAAGCACTGACCGATGGGGATGCGCTGTAACCCTGAGTGATCACGGGTGTTTCAATCCCTGCAGGTGCGGCCAGTTTGTAGGATGCCGCACCGGTTGCATAGTTCGATCCATACGGTGTGCCGATCAGGTTGATAGACCTAGCCCCCGTGGGGGGATCGAGCAGCCACCACACCACCAGCCGGTTAGATCCATTGGAGATAACCGGCAGTTTGTTCATGGTGACGCCACCGATTTTCGCCGTCACCCCAGACATGTCTATGCCGGATTGCGTTGCCATATAGGCGAACACAATGTTCGCTTCGGGGTCCAGCGTGAATTCCGGGATCGTCGCCTGGCTTGTGCCCACGGTGCTCTTGTTGTCGAACTTGACATCAATACTGCCGACGATCGGTTTACCGACCGAAGCTTTCGACGGGATACCGAACACTCGATTCGCCTGATAATCAGGGACCGTCAGAGAATCCGGGTACAGGTACTTGCCGATTTTGAACATCATCGACACCTCAACCTCAACGGTCGGGGTCTGGGCGTTCTCACACATCGCGAACAACGTGCCGTTCGGCAGGTAGTAGACCGAGACTTCGTAGCCGCGCCACGACCCACCGTGGCCGCGCCACTGGCCGAGCTCGAACATGCCGTGCCCGTATCCGAAATAGGTCAGCTGATCGTCATTGCCCCACGGGACAGGCCAGTAGCATTTTGTTCTCAGCTCATGCAGTTCAGGACTCAGCAGAGTTCCGTCGCGTAATTCCTTGGCCCACAGCAGCAGATCGTGGGCGGTGGAAATCATGACACCGGCAGCGCTGGCATATCCCGGCCCGGTTTCGGTGGCGTCCTGCCATGCCCCGCCACCGAAAATACCGGTGGCCCAGGCGTGTCCGTTCGCATACGGTTCGGGCATCTTAGCGGTGGTGGGCCAGCTGGTTTGCGTCAAACCCAGCGGATCCAGAATGTCCGTCTGCAGCACGTCTCTCGTGGGGCGGCCGTTGACGATCGAAACGATCATTCCCAGCAGGAAGTAGTTGGAGTTGACGTACGCCCAACCTTGGCCAGGTTCAAAGGACGGCTCGTGCTGCTTGACGATCGCGAGTGTTTCTTCGTCCGTCCAGTCAGAGGTCGGCATCAGGAAGTAGCGCATCATCATGCCGAGGTCGGTTTGTTCGTTGAACAGACCCGACCGCAGACACATCATGTGGCGGACCGTTATCTTGGTGCCGCCCGGAACCCCGGGAAGGAACTTCTCCAGCGGGTCATCCAACGACAACAAGCCACGATCAACTGCCTGCAAGATCATGGTCGCGGTGAATGACTTTGTGCACGAACCGATACGGAAGTGATCGTCCAGGGTCACGTCTCTCGCCCCGGCTGCGGTGGAGACCTTGCCGTACGCCTTCTCGTAGTAGCCGTCCGGAGATTGGATCATCAAAGTGGCACCGGGGGCTGTCAGGTTCGCGGCCACGATCGCGTCGATAGCGGCCTGATCCTCCAGCGGAAGCAAAGACAACCCACCCGACACGGTGGGTGTGCCCAGTGAGGCGGTGGATTCGATGCTGGGAACCAGGACTTGGCCGGGGCCGCCGATGACTTCTTCACCCTCAAGCGGGTTCTGCCGGAACCTCACCCGTCCGGCGCCGTCAGCTCCCTTACCGCCGTTCTGGAACGTTAGTCCGTTGCCGCCGTTTCCGGCGCCACCCGCTGAGACGCCGTCGCGGCCGGGAACATTCTGGTCCGCGCCCCAAACGTACTTCTCGCCCTTGTATTCAAAAGTTCCCGGGCCACGACCGATGGGATTAGATCCAAGTTGTAGTTCCGTGCCGCCGATACCACCCTCTGCGGTGAGGGTGTAGTCGGGCAGAGACCAGACGCTAGCGGTGCCGTCCTCGCCGTCATCGTGACCGGGACGGCCACCTAGCCCACCAATACCCTTTGTGAAGTGCAGTACTGCGTTGTCGCCGAAGTGCACTCCGCGCTGCCAGGTTGTGGCCTTGAATAGGCCTGGCGTGCCGGGCTCGCCGTGAAATCCGAGCGTCAGACCCATCTGTCCGCCGCCGCCCGCACCAACACATCCTGGGTCTACGAAGTTGCACCATGACGGGATCGGAATATCGCCATCGTCAACGACATACACCGAGATGGGGTCGTAGTAGCCCACACCGTTGCCGGTGTCGATGGCTGTTTCGATCCACGGGATGTTCCCGGACCGGACGACACTGGACTTGGCGATGGTCGAGGGAGGTGTGTTCGGGGACGACGAGTTATCCCGTGTCGCCGCCAAGCCAACGACCTGCGCGAACGGGTGATCAGGAATATCGTCTGTGGTGGAAATACCGCGGACACTGTGGGTTCCGCCGACGGGGACGAGTTCGTAGGCGTAGGTTTCCCCCGCCTTCTGATCTACTGGGGTGTCGAGCTGGTAGAACGTCCAGTTCGGTGTAGTACCGGCGGTCAACTCGGACAGGATGTTCGGCGAGTGATGCACCAAAGCCCAGTCCCCGGAAACCCCGTCGAGTTTCCAGATGTTGACGTAGAACGCTGTGATACCGCTGGTGCCACAACCAAGCCACGACACCACACCCAAAGCGATGTCTTGCTCCACACGCATTGTCGCGATCAGCGACGAACTCTGTGTGGCAGAGAGGGTGGTGTTGACGCTGGTCAGGCCGTAGTTCGACCGCCCCGACGGCAACAAACCGGTGTTGACGGGGGTGTTGTTGCGGATCGAGAGGATCTGGAAGGCGCTCTCCCCCATCGCCGCGGCGGTCTGCAAAAGCTTGGCGACATTGAACAGGTCAGCGAACCCACCATTGGAGTTCGGGTCAGTCGACCCCGACATGCCCCCGAGAAGATGTGAAAGGAACTCCTCGAACGTTGTGTTCGCATCCCCCGGGCCACCGAAGCCGAGGATCTTGAACAACGGGATATGAGTGACAGCCTCGAACAGATCTTCAAGGGTGTGTAACGCGTTGTTAGAGCCCGTGATCCCGTTGACTACGGTGTCGATAATCAACTGCCACCGAGACAGCACTTCCTGGAAAGTGTTCGACAACCCGTCGATCCAGCCCTGCTGAATCTTGTTGGTCTTCTTACCAACACCGTCATCAAAGTTCAGAACACCCGAGGTGGCATCCTTGCTGACAAGGATCCGCACACGCACCGCATGCACACCATCGGGAACGGTGTAGTTCCCCACCATTTGACGCCAATCCCCCGTTGACGTGTTGGGGTTCAGGGCTGCAACGTCCTCAACCCCAACCTGCACAGCGCTATCCCCGCGGCCGGAGAACTCGACCATCTGCAACTTGATCGGCGAATTGGTACCCGTGTACCCGGACCACTTAACCCACATCTCCAGCGACATGGTTTGGCCAGGATTGGCAAGTATCTCGTTGGACCGCAACGCTTTCGTGACACCATTCGCGGTGACCTTCACACTGCCTGAACTGTCCGCGCTATGCGTGACACCGGACTCCCAGGTCCAGTACGGGTTGTCAGCGATGCTGGCGCCGTCCTGGAAATTGCCCGCCACCAACAGGTTGGGCTGCTCATCGGTGATCCAGCTGAACGACAACGCCGGAATCAGGTTCGACAGAATGAATCCGTCACGCCCGAACAGGTTCCCGTTCAGGAAGTCCTTGATGATCTCGATGATGTCGCCGATGATCGGGATGTCATCTACCCAGCCGGTGAGTAGATTCCACAGATCCTCGAGCGCCTGCTCCGGGTCAACATCCAAGCCCAGGAGCTTCTGAATGAGTTCCTTGATCAGGCTTTCGGTGTACTCAATGATTCCATCGATGATTGCCTTCCACATTTCCAGCCCTTGCTGGAAAGCGGTGCCGATATGGAACTCGAGCCCCTGGTTAGGGTCGTTGAACGGCAGCGGGATTCGGTCGAAAGACCGTGGCACTAGGAGCCGTCCTCAGGCTTCAACGGAGAGACGGGGACGATCAGGATTGAGAGCTGCGCACCCGCTTTGTTGAAGGAGTAGAAGCCTGGCATGCCCTCGTTGACGAGGTTCACGTACAGCGTTGAAGTTGTACCGGTGCTGTAGGCCGGGATCATGCCGATCCCGTTGTCTGGGGTGATAGCGGTGTTCGGGGAGCCCGTGGATGAGGCATGCGGGAACAGGGCGGACCAGGAGGACATGTTGCCGGCGCCCTTGGCGATCAGCTGGCCGCTTGTGGCGTTACCTATGCGGACCTCGGAGCCGATGATGAATGGGTCGGCGTCGAGTTCGATGCCGTTGGCCTTGAAATGCCCGTGCACTACGGGGACGTAGTCGAACGGCATCGGCGGGATGATGAATGAGCCGATCGTCTGCCGCGTGGCTAGACCCGTGAAGTCGGTGAACGCAGACTCGGGGACGGTGTAGAAACGTGTCGCCAAGGGGTTGAAGTCGGCGGGCGCGTAGTCGACACCGTTCCAAGCAATGACCTGTCCCGCGGCGGGCGCGACCGAGTCGTCATAGTCGGTAGCGTCTCGGATGGTGGCGTTATCGCCCTGCGGACCCCGCGGTGCCTTGAGCTTCAACAGCCATGTCGGGTTGGCGGAGGTACCCGAAACGATGATCTCCGAGGTCAAACTGGGGTTGTCTGGGTCCAGTAGTTGGACCGTGGGCGTAATGTTCGGCAGTGGTCCCGGTGGGCCTTGTGTGCCCATCTGCTTCTGGACGTAGTGTTCGCCGTCCCACAGGTAGACGATGTTGCCTACCCACCAGGCTTTCCCGATATCGATCGGATCGTCGGTGAGGTTTTGGGGAAGATCGGCGGGGTCGTCGATGCTGGACTGGTACTGCATCTTGACGATGGGGGCATTCTCACCAGCGGGACCAGGAGGCCCTACGAGGGCGTCCATGGTGACTGCTCCGTCTTGGTCGGCGAGCTCGAATGTGCCTGTGACACCACCGGGTACGTCCATGTCGGAGACGACACCCCAGAAGTGCAGGCGCGCAAGGATCGACCCAAGGTAGGGGGTATCGCCCGGTTCAGCCATTCTCGATTCCCTTCACGAAGTCATCCCCGATGGGTCGCTCATCTTTGATGGCGATGTTCGGAGTCACCCGCCATGCCGGTTCGGCCATTTCGGGTAGGTCGTCATCTGCGTCTTGATTGCCGTTCAGTCGCTGTATCGCTTTGCGTTTCAGCCACTCTGGTAGGGCGTTGATCTGTGCGAACGTCATGTTCTCGACGCCCTCTAAGGGGTCGTCGGGGGCGTCGATAGGAACCCATTCGATCGCGCCTTCAACCACCCCGGGCGCCTCGACGGCCCGCGGTTTGATGAGGGGTTGCGCCGAGCGCCGCCACCCGCACCTGATCATGTGGTAACCCACAAGCCACACGAAATGCGCCGAGTCCATGCGGTTTCCGTCTTTGTCTTGCGGGTAATGGCAGTCGGTCAGAAAGTCCTGATAGGCGCTTTCCATCTCCGCTTTCTGTGCGTCCCGTGCCTTCTGCTTGTCCGCATAGGCTTGGAGGGCACGCGGAACGTACTTATCTGCAGCCAATTTCGTTCCTTTACTCAGAACATTGAGTCGGAGCCAAAGAAGGTTCCGGCGAGATTCCAGAAGCCCGCGAGGGTGCGCATCGACTTGGCTACCGGGTCTTCTTCGTCCAAGTCCTGCCCGAGCGAAAGTTCAACCAGCAGTGGCGAGTCAGCGTCGTATGAACGGCGGATCGCTGAGACTTGATCGACATGTAGGACGCTTCCCAGTTGGAAGGCGACCCTGTCGCCGAGGGTGAAATGCTCGTCGGCTATCCAGGGCATGCCGTTTCGGATGCTGGTTTTGAAGCTGACAAAAGCCCGCGTCTTCCAATGCCCGTTACGTAGATCCAGGATCCCCGCGGATGTGTAGGCGGTTCCCTGGCCTTGCTCGAAGTGTTCTAGATAACCCAGGTCGCCCATGAGTAGTACGCGGCGCGGATCGGTGAACCGCTGCCAGGCGAACAGTGTGTTATCTAGCTGCCCTTGGTACAGCTCCTCCAAACCTGGGGTTCCGGGCTGCTGGTATGCGCCCAAACCGTATGAGATAACAGCCGATAGCTGTGATAGCCCGTATTTGATACCGAACGTTTGGAGCTGATTCAGCCATGCCGGCGACCGGGAACCGGTCATCACGGTCTTTGCTGTTGAGCCCTTCATCGATCGCTTGGCGTCGATGATTCCGGTGTATTCGCCCTCGCGGAATATGACTTTCGGCTTGGCGGGGGCGAATCCCAACCACTTCCTGATTAAAGGATCGGTTTTTCCGTCGCCGTCTTCGTCGTACATGTCGGGCGGGACGATGGCGTTGGTGATCAGATCGTCTGCGGTCTCGGCGATCAGGCGCAGCGGCCCGTCGATCAAAGTTCCCGTGGGTCCAGTAACCCCGGACTTGTCTTCGAATGCGAAGACAACGCAGTTTCGTGTTGGGCGTGCCAGCGCATCCCCGAGTGCCTCCAGTTCTGGGTGCGGCGAGGTGTCATCTTCGGTCAGCCAGGTGTAGGCGCGCAGCATGCAGCCGGCGTCCTGCATCGGCGCAGCCAAAACGGTGTGCAGGTCTTGCCACCGGGACGACAGGATCGTGGTACGGGACTGATCGAACAGTGGGTTGACGAATTGGACCTGGATAGGCCACGCCAACGGGTTCAGGCCGCCGATGACGTCCCGAACCCCCAGCCAGGCGCCAGGGTTGAAGATGTTCGTCGGGATACTCAAGAGCGGGAAGAACTGGCGAGCCAGGTTTAGGAACATTATGATCGAACCAGCCGTGCGCATGTTCCAGGGAAGGAAGAACATCTTCGGAAATTGGATTTCCGGCGGGAGTAGAGGATTGGCGCCACCGAGGATGTGTTTGGCGTGTTCCCGGTTGTGCACCATTTCGAGTTCGACGGTGTGTAGGCCGTCTTTGTCGCGGACGGCGTTGACGTTCACGATCTTTCCGCCCCAACGGTTCTGCCAGGAACGGTTGGTGGGGTTTGGATCTAGCGTGAATTGGATATCTTCTTCAGCGCGGCGGTCGTAGAGCAGGAATTTGGACAGCCAGTTGGAGTGCTTGATGACGACGGTGGCGGTACCGGAGTCCGCCATGACTTCCTCGACAACGACTGACTTTTCGCCAGCCAAGTCGGCGATGTAGCGATGGTGCTTGTCCCAGATCCGAAGCAGGGGGCGCTGTTTGTAGGCGTCCTTCATTGCCTGCCGGCGCGCGTTGAGGTAGCGGTACGCCACCATCGGGTCGCCGAGGTCTGGGGTGGTCTGCGTCTCGCGGAGCAGCCGGTCCAGGATTCCTTGCAGGCTTGTGAAGTCGGTCAGATCAATCGACCAATCACCTGACACTGCTACGCGAAGCCCTTTGAATAGCGTTGGGGAACAAACATGGTGACCCGCCCATCAGCGTTGGAGTGGCGCACCTTCACTGCCGCGAGCGTGCGGGGCGGTATCTTTGATGCTTCGGTGAATCGGTCTTCCATACGCCTCCACATCGGCAAGGTGATGGAAAGCAGGTCATGCAGGAGGACGTCGATGAGTTGCGAGTTCCGTAGAATCCGCATGAATAGCGGGTCAACTGGATCGGTTGTTGCGGTGAGTGTTTGGGCGTTCGGATCGGTGTCGACCATGATGTATCCGTCTTTGGGGCTCAGGAGTGGGAGTTCAACCCACCGGTCCCCTTCCTGGATCCAGCACTTGCCAGGTGAGGACACGAGGAATTTCGGATAGACAGCGATATCCCCCCGGTTAGGGACCCGAATGGCCCCTTCGCCCACATCCAGCCCGGGAATGAACTCGTTGAGCAGGTCCTCGATCTTGTCCCACAGGGTGGAGGTTTCGACGTCGTTCTGCCACGTCTTGAACTCTGTTCGCTTAGCGAAATATGGCTGCGTGGCAACGATGTTCATGCTCCAGGTCATGAAGTTGTTGCCGTATGCCACCGGGTCGAGTTCCCACGGGTCTTTGGGCTCCTCGGCGAGCCGTACCCGCAGCCACCGCCACCCATGGGTGCGGGTAAACACTCCCAGGTAGCCGTCTTCGGTGGCCGACCATGAACCCCACCAGCGTTCCTCGATCATCCGATACCGGAATGGGGTGTCAATGACCCTGCTGCTACTGCCGCTTATCCAGGGGGCAATATCGGGATTCACGTGAACGCCGATGGAAATCATGCGTTTCTTCCAGTCGGTGCGCTCTGGTTCGGCACCGATCTGGTAAGGCCCCTCGGACATGAGAGTTTCGAACGGGGTGTGGAACAACCCGGTGGCGACGGGCGCCATCACAATGCCCTCGCGGCCCTTGTGTGAACCCAAGAGGTTCCAGGTGAACCGCTTCTTGTGGATCGGATGCACGACGCCGATGTAGACGATCTTCGTTTCCACGCCTTGCAGGTGCGGCGGGAGCTGTGTGAAGTCTTCGCCGGTTTCCGGGCCGTGGATCCAAGGGTTAGACAGAGCCATCTACTACCCCACCGGTCCGGTTCGTGTTCCGAAGTTCTGGCGCCACTGTTGGTTTTGGGCGGATTGCGACTTCTGCATCGCCTGATCGACGCCGGTTCCTACGGGGGCGTTGAAGTTGATGGACTGGTCGACGTTTGCGCCATTTCCGCCCTGTGCGGGACCGGCGCTGCCGCTGGAGAACGCGGAGCCCATATCGCCGAAGCCGGTGCCTGGGATTTGAGCACCTGCGATCACGGGGTTGATATCGCCTGGGGCACCTTGGAGTTGCGCAGCATCCATGCTCCCGAACGGAGCCGGAATGATCGTCTTTATCGCATCGACGATTCCGCTGCCAGACCCCGACATGGCAGCGCCGGTGATGTTGGCCATGAGTGCCCCGCCCTCACCAAGTAGGGGTTTCCCATCGGAGACGTTGCGCAGGCCCCCGAAGAACTTCAAGAGGGTCGATCCGGCTTGCATAAAGCCCCACTGCATCGGGTCCGAGAACCCCGGAGGCAGAAGCGATTCCTTGAGCCCACCGATACCGATGTCGGCCAGGCCGCCGAAGTCCGGCAGGATCTCGGAGATTCCCTCCATGATCTTGGCGTACGGGTTGTTGCCGCCACCGAAACCGCCACTGGAGCCACCGAGGTCTAGGGCCGCTCGGTCGTCCTTGGCCTGCTGCAGGTCGCGCTTGAGCTTGTCGACCTGATCGCGCTTGCGTTGCTTGGTGGTCTCCTTCGCCTTCGGGTTGGACTCCAGGTCTGCCAACTCTTGCTCGGTGACGTCGAGCCGGTTGGACAGGTCCGTGATGCGGTCGTCGGCTTCCCGAGATTGTTTCGATGAAGCACCCGATCCCGAGGAGCCCCCGAACCCCATCGCGGACACCGAACCCCCGGAGGGCAGGGAGATGTTGCTTGTCGGCAGTCCGACCGCTGCGGCGCCAGATCCTCTGCCAGAGCCGAGGATGACGTGAAGGTGGTTCATGTGGTTCTGGTTGTCATCACCGCGGTTGGGCATCTGCTTGCCCTGAGTGAACGAACCGCCATACCCGTAGCTCTGCTGGCGCCAAATGAATCCGTTGAGATTCAGGGCGCTGGCATTCTTGGCCAACATCGCCGCAATCGCATTGCCCAAGGCCATACCTTGCGGGGTGTTGTAGTCCGGGATCATGATGTCGATCGCGTTGCCCGACGAATGCTCGCCGTACCCGTCCTCGGAGCGCCGACCGCCGATGGTCTTGATCTGCGGCCACATCCGCATCACCAGGGACCGCAGATAATCCGCGCCAGGGTTCAGGCCCTCGGCGTAGCCCGGTGCGCGCATCATGTCGGCCAGGTATGCAGCAGATGGCACCCAACCCGAGTTGAGGGCCGCAACGATGCCCGCGCCGCCGTTCTTCATCCCCTTGGCAGTGACAACACCCTCGCCGTTAGACAGCCACGCCAAGATGGAGTCGCTCGTGCCCGTGCCAGCGCCGCGGACCATGCCACCCGCAGCGAAGCCTTGTAGGGATTTACCCCACGAGTTGAGTTTGTCTGCGCCCGGAATCTGGAACCCGAACACCTCGGAAGGAATGGCGGCGAGGAATGTGCCCAAAACCTTCAAGGGTGCCTTGATGACCGCCGCGAGACCCGAAAATGCCGATGTGACAGCGTCTTTGATCGCGCTTGAAGCGCCAGAGATGCCGGACTTGAGCGCGTCCCACCCCTCGGAGAACTTATCCAAGATTGGTGACACGAATCTCCAGGCCGCGCTGATCGCGGTCTTGATGCCTTCCCAGGCGGGGGAAATCGCGTTGTTCCACAGCCACAATGCGCCCTGACCCAGCAGGTCCATTGCGCGTTTCCAGTTCGCGAACAGGTCGGAGGCGACTTCCCACGCGAGGCCGATAACTTCCTTGATTCCGTTCCAAGCTGGCTTAATGGCGTTGTTCCACAGCCACATCGCCCCTGTGCCGATGGCGGTGAACGCGGTTTTCAGTGCCGGGACTACGGTGGTGGATAGCCAGCCCCACACCGCCCCGATAACGTTCTTGATGGCGGTCCACGTGGCCTGGACGATGTTTCTGAATGTCTCGTTGCGCTTGTACAGCACCACAATTCCGGCGACCAAACCGGCGATTGCGGCGATTATCAGGCCGATCGGGTTGGCTGTGAGTGCAATATTCAACAGTGCTTGCACGGCAGCCCACGCCTTAGTGGCGACAGTGATGGCGAGCATCACCGTCTTGTAGGCGGCCAAACCGGCCACTAGTGGGATGAGGAAGTCTTTGAACCGGACGATCAGGTTGACCGCTTCGGATAGTCCGCTGACCAACGACGGGCCGACAGCCGATAGGACGTTTCCGAAGGCGGTTCCGATGGTCGACAGAGCTGAACCGATATTGCCTGCGGCTTGGCTCACGGCGGGGTTCTCGAAAGCGTCCTGCATCTTGTTCGTGAAGCCGGTCAGTCCATCGCCGATGCTTGACAGGGGGCCTTGGATCTTCTCGAACAACGTGATGGCCAGGGTTTCCGCAGCGTTCTTGAGCCGCTCAATTACGCCAGGTAGGCCCTGATTTTGGGCTGCCGCCAGCTTCGACGCTGAACCTTCCTGGTTCATGGCGTCGCGCATCTTGTCGAATCCTTCTGCGCCATCCTTGGCTGCCACACCTGCCAGACGTGCGGCATCCGATCCGAACGCGAGGGCAGTGTCCATCGCATACATTTCGGGCGTCATGCGCTTGGACGCGGCCTGCAGCTGCCCGAACAGCGCCTCCATGCCAACGAAATTGCCCTGCGCATCGAAAGCGCTGACGCCCAGTTCTTGCAACGCCCCCGAGGCTTGATCACTCGGGGCGGAGAGCTTCAAAAGCGCCGACTTCAGGAGGGTTCCGGCGTCACTACCCTTAATTCCGTTGTTGGCCAACAGTGCGATACTTGCCGCGGTGTCCTCGAGGGACACGCCCGTCTGGCGTGCGACAGAACCGCCAGCCTGAAGAGCGAACGCGACATCGGTTATCTCTGCCGATGATGCATTAGCGGCATTGGACAGCACATCAGCGGCCTTAGCCGCATAGTCAGCTTTGAGACCGAATGCCTGTAGCGCGTTGGCTTGGATCTCGGCCGCTTGTCCGGCGCTCACCTGTGCTGCAGCGGCTAGTTGTAGGGTGCCCTTGGCTGCGGTTATTGACTCATCCACGGAGAAACCGGCTTTGGCAAGCTCTGTCATGGCCTGCGCCGCATCAGCAGCAGAGGTGTTCGACAGGGTCATGTCGTTGCCGAGGGCCTTGGCGGTGTCGCGGAACCGCTGCATGACATCTGCCGAAGCACCTGTGACACCCGAGAGGGTGTTCATGGTCTTCTCGAAGTCCAAGCCCTTGGTGACGATCGCCGAAACACCGCTTGTGGCCAGGTTGGCGGCCTTGGTCATCGCATTGGCGGCAAGGTTTCCTACCGCGGTACCTGCCGCAACAATCCCGGTTGTGCGTAGCGCACTGGAGAAAGAGTCGCCGAACCAGCGGCCCGCACGCCCACCTTCCTGACGCGCGGCATCAGATGAGCCCGATAGGAGTCTGGATACCTGGTTACGTATCGGCTTGGACGACTTGTCGATCGCAGACTGCGCGTCGGAGGCACGCTTCTGCGCACGTGCTACCGCATCCAAGTCCTTGGCGAGTTCACTAGCCGCGGCCTGCTGCTTACGCATCGCCGACGCATGCGCTTCCGACAAAGCGGTGAGCTTCGAGCCCTTGGTTCCCGCCTCGCGAGCCTCATTCAGCTTCTCAAGGGCCACCTTGAGCTTGCCCGCGGCGTCAGCTTCTTTGTCGCGAGACTTGGCGACCGTCTCGGAGATCTTTTTAACCTGATCCGCAGCGGTTTTCGCCTCGTCAGCAAGGGCTTTAGCGTAGGCGGAGCCGGTCTTCTTGGCCGCTCCAATTGCTTGCTTCTGGACGTTGTCGAAGAGCTTGCTGATGCCCTTATTGACCCCATCGAACCTGACGGTGGCCGACACATATCCCGATGAAAGTTCAACAGCCATGTGTCACCTCCTAATTTCCGAACAGGTTTCGCAGTTTCTTCTCGCGCCGCTCTTCGCCTGAAAGGCCAAGTAGCTCTTTGACCTTCGAGATGGGTGCGGCTTTAACTTTCAGACCGGGGCGTGACTGCTGATCGCCCATATCAGGGCCGATCGGCACCGGACGGTTCCGGTTACGGTGTCCGTCCTTGGTTTTCGCCCACACCAGCCAGCGCAGCGCGTTAGCGATAATCGCCAGCAGTCGGGTAGTCAGAGTCCATCCCGCATACTTCGGGTTCCTGGACTTCCATAGAGCGCTTGTCTCTTCCGGGTGATTGACATACACCCACAGATCGCGCCAGTTGAATTCGTCAGACGGGCAGTCACGTAGGCGTAGCCCGTCTTTGATTAGGTCGTATTCTAGTGCGGTGCCATGCTTCTCGATGAGGTCGAGAAGCGCGACTATTCCCCCACGGTGACCTGTCCGGCCTCCTGCCAGGCGGTGAACAGGTCTTCCACATCAGTTAAGGGCAGCTCGTCGAACACAGCAAGATCGGCTTCCGATACGGCGCCCCACTCGATAATTTCCCACATACCCTGTTCGGGGTTCTTGCGGTTACGCCGAATGACACCAGATGGAACGGACCCGAAGGGTTTGAGGTTGATCTTCTTTTCGACGCCTTCGATTTCCACGGTGTGGACGTAGGGTGTCGCGTTTTTTGCAGCCATGAGCGCCCTTTCAAGGGGTTTGTGTGCAGCCGTAGCGCTTGGAGAGCGGCGGGGCCGCGCTCGGCTGCAGGGGAATTCGGCCCCGCCGCGTCTATTAGGAGCCCGCGATCCGTCCGTCGTCGGTGTACGTGGTCACGTACTCGCCAGTGGACGACTCGAATACCTTCAGTTCCACCTCGTATTCGATGGTGTCCTTGCTAGCCAAGGTCACATCACCAACAGAGATGACCTGGCCGTCAGCCACGCAGTTGCGGTACTTCGCGGACAGCTCCGAGTCGATGGTGTCGAACACCCACGTCTGGTGGGGCAGCTTCTTGCTGGTCTTGCGGACCTTCACCTGGGTGCCGTGAGTACCGTCAGCGGGGGTAACGGTGACGTTTGAAGCACCGTAGATCGCCTTGAGGACATCGGCATTCAGCGATTCCAGGAGGACGAACTTGAACGAGTGGTTGTACTCGGTCTGCAGCACCTTGACGATGCGGCCACCCATGTCTTTCTTCTCATCGGTGGACCGCTCCGATGTTTCAGTGATACCGTCCTCGCCGACATACCCAAGACCGACGAACGCGGCATCGAGCACTCCGTCGACACTGGTTGGGAGGGTAGTTCCGAGCGGGGCGACGAACGCGGCCCCAGCGGCGGACGGCTCTGCGGCGAAAACGTTGCCGACTTCTTCAGCCATGATGTGCCCCTTTCAGAAGCAGATCGGTGCAGCCGAGCCTTTGAAAGGGTGTATTTAGTTGTAAATTCAGGGATTTGAACGCATTACTACATCGACGGTCATCACGAACCGTCGCGTTTCGCTTTCGATGTCATCGCGGCGGGCAGGTTCCCCTGCGATGTCTACAGCGTGCACTCCGCGGCCCTTGCCGGGGAGTTTGAGGAGCCATTCACGCGTCTGCTCGATCAGGTTGTAGGCGTCCAGTTCGTTGGCGCCCCACGAGTAGATGATCAGGCGGCGCCGTGCGAGTACGCGGGCTTTGGTTCCCGAATATCCGCTAGAGATTGGCGCTGAATCGATTGTGATCAGCTGCGCTGGGCGCGTTTTCGGCACATCCGTCGTGACCCGAACCGGCATGTTTTCGCTTAGCCAGTCCCTGACCACTTGGGCGTGGTAGGCGAACATTAGCCAGCCTCGCCGAAGTTGTGTAGCAGTGCGTCGTGTTTGTGGTCGTACCGGATGGCCTCTGCCGTTGCGGCGATAGTTGTTGCCCGGTAGTCGCGCTTATCCAAAGGATCATCGCCTTCTACCGAGACGCGGAAACCGTCTTCCAGTCCCGCTTCTTGGTTGCAGGCGTCAGCGACCCGCTGCATCATGGGAACACACACGTTTTCGACGATTTCCTTCGTCAATTCGCTCTGCGCTTTGCGATTCAGCCTGAACTGGGCCACTATCCGGTCACCCTTTTCAGCTCGACGATGATTCCTGGCTTCCAGCCGTGGAATCCGCCTGTTTCGTCGCGTTCACCTACCACCTCGTAGGTTTTCCCGTTGATCCCGAATCGGGACATCAGATCAACGGTCATGGGGGGCATGGCTAGATCGACTTCTGCGATATCGCGCGAGGTGTGCCCGTCCGTGTCTTCGGTGCGGTGCGGGGCATACGAGTACGCCTTCAGGTCCACTGTGGGGCCGAATGAGGGAACATCGTTCCCTAGCGCATCCTGGGTGACACCCAAGTAGGGGGTGTACGTGACCGGGATCCTGGCCAGTGATTCGAAGGTCACAGGCGGTGGATGATCACATTAGGGACGGGGTAGCGGTAGCTTCTCGCCTCCGCTAGTTCCTCGTCGGTGAACAAGGATGTGTCAGACACCCAGTCGGCAAGACGCTGCCGAAAATCCGCGCCCGCGGTGAGGTCGGTGGACTTCGATTCGGGTGAACCGGGTTCCACCGTGAGGTGGCGCGCGACGATCGCCGCTACCGCATCTATTGCGGCCTGGGGCGGCTCATCTCGGGTGTATTCGACGACAAGGATCTCACCCGTGGCGACAGGGCACCCGTTGCGGGTGACATCTACGTAGTCGCCCTCGATGACGCCTTCGAGCGTGTTCCCACAGAGGTCGGTGACCGTAACAGTGTCTCCAGACGGTGGGTCCGGTAGATGTACCCGGCCCTCCACTGTGAGTGCACGCACGGTCACCGCCCCTGCGGTCAGGGTTCGTCCGGCCTCCCGCTGAAACCTTCGAGACACCCTCTCCAGCAGACCCTCGACACGGGCCTGCTGGGAGGCGGTGAGCTCGTTCTCATCGTCCAGCCCTAGGGCGTGGGCGACGTCAGCGGGAGATGCCAGCACTAGCTGCCGGCCCGGTTGAAGACGAGTACGCCGGGGGCCTTGACGACCTTGCCGCCGTACACGTGAAGGCCACGAACCTCATCGGCGAACTTGTTGTGCGAACGGTATCCCTCAACCTTGTCGATCTGGGACACGAACGCCGCGGCACGCTGATGAAAGAACACGGCCTGCGGCGAGTCGGACTCGGGCAGGTTGTTCGAGGTCACCACACGGTAGCCGAGCAACTTTCCAACAGTGGCGCTGCGCAGACCCGCCGTGTCGCCGGAAGTATCGAAGCTGGTCAGCTTCGAATCCGCCCCCAAGAGCAGGGCTTCGAACTCGGCATTCACAACCGCAACCCGCAGGCCGTCGTCGGGGACATTGGCCTTGTTCATCAGCTTGCGGGCATCCTTGACTACGTTGAACGCGCCATCACCAGTGGTTGGGTTGGACGACCACGGCATACCAGTAGCGTTGGCCACCAACATGTCCGCGATGAACTCGTCGGCATCCGCTGCCAGCGAATCGCCTGCGGCGTCGGTGTACAGCGGCAGCAGGCCATGGTTAGCCTGCGCGTCATCGATGTCATCGACATAGAAGTGGAAGTTCTTCTCCTGGTCAATGAGGATGTCGATGCCGGTGTCGGTGATGGCGTCTGCCGTGGTGGTGCGGCTATTAGCCTTGTAGTCCTTGACCGCGGGGGCGACCACGCCAGGTACGTGAATGGTGTTGCCCTTGGTGGCGTCACCTTCGTACTTGCGATCCAGGAGGGCGGCGAAGACATTCTTGGCGATGTAGCGCTCAAGGATGAAGTCCGACCAGATTTCGGGAATGAAATTGTCAGCGGCCATGATTTATGGCTCCTTTCAGTCGATTCGCCCCATCAGCTCGTCAGCCTGTCCAGCCTTGTAGGCTTCGAGGCGTTGCTGACGGGTCATGTTTTTGAGTTCGTCACGGGTCAACTGCTTGGGACCGGTGACTTTCTTGTCTGAAGTAACCTCGGCTGCCGGCGCTGCCGCCGGTGCGGACTTCGACTTGATCGCTTCTTCGAGTCGAGCATTGAAACGCGTCTTCCACCGTTCGGCAGAATCGCGCATCTCTTCTTCGGTGCCACCCTTGATGTCCTCAGGGTCAACTCCGGTGATTCTGGCGACCTCTGATCGCAACCGTTCGGTGCGTTCAGTGGTCAGTTCGGCTCGGATCTTGTCGATTTCGGCCCTGGGGTCGAACTCTTTCTTGTCTCCGCCGCTCTTCTCGATGAGCTCGCGCCACTTGGTGGCGTCGTCGTAGTTCTCCTTCGCGCGTTTTTCCCAGCGTCGTTCCTCAACGCGGGTGGCGCGAAGTCTGTCCAGCTCTTGCCGTTCCTCGGCGGTCAAACCATCGGTTTTGGCTTCGGATTTCGGCGCCTTGATGGCGTCTACGGTTCCTTCTGGTTCGCCCGGTTCCGTTACGGCTCCCGGCATGTCATTCGGGGTCACATCAGACATGTGAAATTCCTTTGCGTTTCGCATTGGTGGCGCCCGTACGGGCGAACCCCCTACTGGGGGAAGTCTTGCGGAGCGGGCGGCGCTACTTGTGGCGCCATCGCCGCTTCCTTGGCCCGGTCCTTTTCATCTTGCGCAATCTGATCGGGTGAGTACTTGAGGATGTTTCGCGCGATAGAGCCCCACGACTCCCCTGCCGCCGACGCTTGTGCTGCGGCAGAGTACTTTTCGGACAGGGTCACGCGGGCTGGTGCCTCGAATGACACCTCTACGTTGCCGACGTTATCGACACCTTCGGTCTCCAGCGCCTTAACAATGATGGCTTCCAGGCCGAGTTTCACTACCGCTAGGCATGCTTCACACTTGAAGATGAAGCCCTTCTCGGTGTTCATCGCGCCCTCTGCCGACTGATTCGCGCTATCGGGCATCAACATTGGCAGCGGCGTTTTCGTGGCGGCTGAGAGCTGCCTGATGTCTTCTTTCGACGCGGCTAGCATGGGATTCACGTCGGTTGTCTCGGACTCCCAAATGTCGACACCTGGGGGGAGATCCCACAACGCGCCGGGGGCCGGTTCAAAGATGGCTGCGTAGTCGATGGCGTTTCCTTTTTCATCGACCGCCGGTAGGGGCTTGTCGCCCTCCTTCTTTAGGGCGCGCTGACGGAACGCTTGCATCGCCATCGTCGACAAGCGCTGAAGGACGCCGGAGTTGATGCGGTTGATGAGATCTATGTGGGTTTCGAAAACCCCCGCTCCGCCTGGGTTGGTGTACACAACTACAGGTGGGGCGCCGTCAGTCTCGATCAGGTCGGTTTCCGGCTCCCAACCGCCCGAGATTCTGGTCATGAGGCGCTTGGAGTTGATGTTCTGCACGTAGCAGGGGCGCGAGAACTTCTGGCGCGCACCGTTCACCCAAACGAACGCAAAGTCTTTCTCTTCATCTATGTCACGCCAGTAGCGGATCGCGGCACGTACTCGCCATGGCTGCAGCGGATCTACTGCGGCATACATGGTTTCGGGGGAATCGGCGGTGATTATCGCCTGGCGGTCATTGCCCTGCCAGCAGGTCAGGTATGAATCGCGGAATGTCAGCCCGTAGTCGAGCCACTGCCGCACAACGGCATCCATACGGTTATCGCGGTAGATGCGTTGCGCCTGCTTAGCGATCGCAGAGTCCGCGGAACCATCAACCGTGATTCCGTTCGGCACGATGCGATCAGAAACAGAGTCCCGTATCAGCATGCCCCAGTTGGTGCGGGACATCTTCTGGAACGCTTTCCAGGATGCTTTTGTGTTCTTCGACTGCTCCGGTAGCGGAGCGTCACCGGACACATACCGGTCCAGGAGCCGGACTCGCGGCATGTTGTCATCGATGCGCTTGGTCAGGATGGGGAGCCATTCTTCTGGTGTAGACGCCATGGGACTCCCTTCTGTCATTTAGTAGATGCGCCTCGGCACATAAGATTTCGGTCTCGGCTTAGCCCCGGATCGTCGAGCATCGACACAGGCTGTCCAGGAAAGGACCGCGGACATTGCTGCGTCGAACTTGTCCTCGAGGCGCCCGTCTTGCTTCTGGAGGATCCACAGCGGCGCTCCCTGGTCGTCAAGGAGCTTCAACTCGTGCCTGCCAGCGTTTCCCATGTGCTTAATCAGCTTGTCTTGCCAGGCATTTTCGCCGTAAGTGACGATCCCTGAATCGATAGCCTCGACATACGCCCTAACCGCGGCAGCCATAGGCGTTTTCCGTTGGGTGAACCACTCGACAACTTGATCGGGGAATCGGGCCGCCCATGAAGCGACCGTTTCTGTCCAGTGGGGCGGGTCGCAGTAGAGGCGCCACACCTCATATCGGGACATCATGTCCGTGACTAGGTCGGTGACCTCGTCCTCTGGGACTTCCCAGTCCTCAGCGTTTTCAGGTCGCTCCCAGCAGCCCAGGAGCATCTGCCGCCCAGTCTCGATATCCGTGATGGTCAGCGCGGTGGATCCGCGGAATCGGGCGCCATCAAAACCCGCGGTGACGAACGCGCCGTCCGGTATCGGACCCCACGGTTTGCCTTCATCCTCGAAGCGCAGGGATTCGACCTTGAGCATGTCGAACGCTTGGTAGCCAGATTTACGCCACCGATTCAGCCACACCCGTTCCCAGTAGGCTTTGTCGATGCCCTTGCGGTCGTAGTCCTTTGCAATCCGCTCAAACTGGCCGACGCCCCACTCCCCTACGGGGCCGGTGGCGTCTGCGACGGCTGCGATCCGGTTCTCCACAGTGGATAGGTCGCGGTGTTCATCACCAGCCCATCGGCGGAAGAAGAACAGGCTGGGGTCGTCAACCTCACCTTTGTCGATAGCTTCCGCTTCGGCGAGAACATCCTCTTCGATGCTGTTCTGCCCCGGCTGCCCGGCGGTGGAGGTGTACAGCGTCCACGGATCCTCGAGGGGCCGCTTCGGCATGTTCTGGAGCATCGTTTCGTGCGCGTCCCGCATCCGCTGCATGAACAGTCGGTGTGGTTCGTCGAAGTGCTGGAAGGTGGTTCGTGCACCATCTCGGGAGCCGGGGGCGTTGGATACCGCGACGACAAAGCCGTCTTCGGTTCCGTTCCAGCCCTTTCGGATGATCTTCTCTTTAGTGATCACGAACAGTTCCGCGTCAGGTCCATTTTCGAGCACATACTTGAGCACGCCGTACGCGAGCTCTTCCACCTGCTCTTCGGTGACCGCCATCATCGGAATGACGGGCGACTCCACTGGCCGGCCGACCGGATTCCCATGGGCGTCGAACCCGTCGCACCGGACCGGAGCCTCGGGGTGCAGCTCACAGCCAGAGATCCAGGCGGCTAGCTCGGTTTTCGCCAGCCCCTTACGCACCTCAATGGCTCCGCGCTGAAACCTGCGCCGCCCCGCAAGCCGGTGCCCTTGCGGGTAGATCTCGTAGAGGCGGTAGATGATGCCGCGCTTCTCGTCATCGAGTCGTGCCGACTGCCCCGATAGGGATCCGGGGCCGAACACCATCCGCTCTTCGATGAACTGGCAGACCTGCGGCCCCAGTGTCGGGTAGGACAGGTCGAGCGGCGGAACAATCAGAACCGCCATGGCGGGACTATTGGACTAGCTTGAGCCGCGGATCGGAGTCGGGTTCTGGCATCGGGGCGGGGTTGGGGACGCCGCGGCGCTTCTGTCCCTTTGCCTTCGAATCCTCCGACTGCTCGATCTGCCATTCCAGCCGGCGGCGGGCCATCGGGTTTGTGCCGTAGTCGACATCGGCCTTCTCGAGCCGAACCTGAATCTCAGCCCGCTCTTTCGCTGTCTCCGCCAACCAAAAGTCGTTGTACAGCATCGCCACGCGCAACAACCCGTTGATGTCCGACTCCGTGTACTCGGGAGCCATCGGCGACGACCAAATATCAGCCCACCAACGCTTCGTCATCGAATGCCACGCGATCTCCGCAGGGAGCTCGGGCGCTTCAATGTCGTGATCGGCAGACAAAACAGCCCTGGTCGTCGTCTTATTGCGCCGAGCAACCAGACTCGGATCTTTCTTAGTGGGTCCAGGCATCATTAACCTCCCGTTTCGGGACTTGGGCGCCCCGTTTCGGGGCCGGAAAAGCTGGGGAACCCGTACAGACCGAATTCACGGAATTACGGCCTTGAATTCGGGCGCTGGGGGTGGGGGGTGGGGTCCTGTTCTCGGGGCCTGACGGTGTGTCCTGCGGCCTTGTGGCCTTCGTCTGAACTCTTCTTGTCGCTACAGGGTCGACAGGCTGCTTGGCCGTTCTGTATGTCATGCTCTGCGCCGCCGAGTTTGACGGCGAGGATGTGGTCGGCGATTGTGGCTTCGCCTATGCATCCGGGGTAACGGATTTGGCATCGCCAGTGGTCGCGGTCTAGTACGGTCTTGCGCCACGCCTTGTGTCGCGGGTCGGTGGTTCGTGGGTCGCCCTTGCCCCATCGGTGGGTCTTGTGTTGGGGGCAGCGGGTGTCGCCGTGCACTAGCTCGGTGCAGTCCTTGTGGGAGCAGACCTTAGGGGCTCTGGGCATCAGCTGTCCCGTGTCATCGGCAGTAGAAGCCCCATCGATACTTGGTATGCGTACGTCTATTGCGTCGCTCGTATCGGTATGTGATCCAGCGTTGGAAGATGTTCCACCACCACCAGTCGCGGACTACATCCAGTTGTGTGCAGTCTCCACACTTACAACCAATGGCGGGCATCAGCAGTACTCCAGCTCTGTTGTGGGTCCAGCCCATTGGGTGCGTGTGCCTGTGCGGTGGGCTTTGCGTGGGGCGTTACGTGTTGGGCGCTTGGAGATCAAGGTGTCTGCGTCCTCATGATCTATAAGACTTGGCCATGTGTAGGTGATGCGGTGCTCTTGGTCTCTGGCCCATGTGGTGATGGCGTCATCGATAGGCATCTCGGGCAGAGCCTCAAGGAGGTCAGGTACCAGGGTGGTGCGGATGCAATACCCAACTGCGTGCAGCAGATGCTCGGATACCAGCCAGGGTGAATCAGTTTGGTCGGCTTGGGTTGTGGCACGTTGTATGGCGCGCTGCCATAGACGCGGATAGTTGGTACCCAAATACAGGGACACGATGTCACAAGGGGCCGCGGTGAGTGCCGCCTCGAGCTGTGTGCGGAAGTCATCTACAGGCTGCGCGTCATCCTCGAGCACCACTACCCACTCAGTAGGGCTGGTAGATAGCCACTCAAGTACGTGGCGATGATTGCCGTTACAGCCCTTAGATCCGTTGTCTAACGACAGGAACGCTGCACCAGTAGCTTCCATCAACTCATGAGCAGAAGCGGCCCGCTTGTTGTGGGCCACTATGCCGATGCGGTAGTCAGTCACGGCTGTCGAGATCGCCACTGAGGATCGACAGTGCAATATGCGCCACGCCGATGACACCCTGAGGCGATGTATCTGACGTTAGGTAGGCGTTTGTGTACCCAATCCCACTATCCACATCGGGGTCATGGCTCATTGTTCCGTAGCCAATGAACCAGTCGGTCAGAACATGGTTGGCGCCATCTACGTCAGCGATATGCGCCCTCAATGCAGCTTCGACCGCCGCGAGAGTTTCCGCGCTCATTGCAGCCTCAGAGCGGCAGGCGTTCAACCGAAGACAAGCGCAGCGTGACGGCGCTTGTTGCAGCGGCAAACCGGAACGGTTCGATGCGCTGGTTGGTCTTGCGGTTGTAGACGACGTTCGTGAAGTCCACCCGATACGTCAGCTCAGGTAGTGGCCCGATGGCTTCGGTGTTGGCGAGCAGCTTTACTCCTGGGGTGGAATCGAGGGTCTTGAGGACGCCGTCTTCCTCGATGCGTCCGATGATCGGCCCCAAACGCACCGTGGTGGGGATATCGGAGATGGTGGCCAGCACTTCCTTCACCGATGGGGTGAAAGTGACAGTGCCGGAAATCATCTTCAGATCCGGCTCATTACCGTCATCGGACCCGTCAGAGACGATGGCCTGATAGGTGTCGGCCACAGTGAAGTACACAAAGGCTGCCATTAACCGTTCTCCCTTCGCATCTCATCAGCGAGGTCTTCTAGACGCTTATGTTCATCGGCCATCGCTTTAGCGCGATCACCGACAGGATCGAAAGGTGGAGTGCGCCACCCGCAGGAGCAGGCGCCGCCCTTGCGGGTCTTGCCGCCGGGGAGCATCTGCTCGAACGTTCCGACGATGTGGGAGTTCACCCACTCCAACAAGGTGTACTGAGTGCCATCAGGGCCGGTGATGAGGTGCTCAGCCATCACACACCTCCTGCGGTGAGTTCGCGGATACGTTCAGGTGTTGTCGCCTGCCGGTACAGCTGGTAGCGGGCCTTGTTGCGTTCAGTGGCGGCACGATCAGCGTCGGTCAAATGATCACCGCTGGCGCCGGGCAGGTGGTACAGGTGATATCCCGGTCCGTCGATGAAGCGGGTTGGGCCGCAGCACACCTCAAACGCTCGGCACATCGCGTCATCGTCATACCAAGCACCCTCAAACGACTCGTCGTACTGGCCGATGAGTGAGAGTGATTCCCGGGAGACGACATTGACGGCACCGATCGACTGCCGGTCGCCGCGGACCTGATGCGATACAGCTTCTTCGGGCTCTAACTCAAGGTCTCGGACGCGAACCGAGTCCTCGGGGGTGATGGCCATGAAGCGTGAGAACGGAACGACTAAACCTGGCGCCGACGAAGCCAGCGCGACCGCTTCCCGGATCTGGAGGGGGTCGACCAGCAGATCTGATTCGCAGTAGATAAGTACGTCGGCGTCAACCATGTCGGCACCGCGGTTATATGCGGCGGATCGGTTGAACGACTCATAGCCCGAGCGGCCGTCATCAACAACATGGATGCGATACAGCCCCTCCATGCCCATCAGGACGCGCCGCAGATTGGCGGGCCGGTTTGGATCCTTACCGCGGTCTCTGAATGGGATGAGCACGGCAATGTTCACGCAACCGCCTTTAGTTTGAGCGCAACCTTTGTGCCAGCTCGTCGAGTAGTGCTTGGACGCTCGTCTTATCGGTGCCCACCACAACAGCCTTGTGCGCTTCGGCTGAGTATTCGGTCATTTCGGCGGCGGTGAATTCTCCCTCGCGCCACTTGGCCTCACACCTCACTACATCCTCATACGTGTGTGCTGGCGTTTCGATTGGGTGGCCCATCCACTCGCGCGACTCGTTGATCCGCTCCTGTTGAAGGTTGGTGCGGCGCTGGCGTTCATATTTACCCACCCACACGAGGGTGGTCTTGGGCAGGATCTCTAGCTTGACTCTGTCTGCGCCGAATTGTTGCAGGGCTTCTTGATACTCGGCGTCGACATTGTCGACTTGGTAGAGCACTCCCCTATGCGCACCCTTTTCGGATAGATGCTGGATGGTGAGCATCGCGACCGGAGGCTTCGGCGGAAGGGGCGGTTCCGACGACCGCTTGGCATCGTTCTTAGCCTTTATCCAGCGCTCTACTTCGGCTGGGTCAACTTCCGTGCCGTCAGGGCGTTCGATGCTAACCCAGTTAGAGCGCTCGGAATACTCATCTACGCCCCACGCGTTTTCAAATGCGGCGTCTTCACTATCTTCAAAATCATAATCCAGCGAGCCGCCAGGACCGCGCGACCACACTACCCATCGCTTGGAATCTTCTGACATGCTTCAATTTTACCGCCGCGCAGGTGCCTTCGCGGTGTTCACAGGTACTCCCCTGCGACCTTCGCGTAGCACCAGCGCAGCTTGTCCCATGTTTCGTCGGGGAGCTGCTGCGGTCCAAACGATAGGTGGGAGACCACAAACCCTCTATGGATGACTCGGGGCTGCATGTTGGCTGCACCTTCGTCACCGATATTGAAGCCGGGCGGCCAATCCCTGCCTGCGATATGGGCAGGCGAAGGGGTGTCCAGTAGGTCTGCGATGCGTTTCAGGGTGGAGTGGTCGAGTCCGATGCAGTTGATCGACAACCAATCCGTCGTCGGGATGACTTGGTTGGGCTGGCCGGTCATATCCCGCCAGTGGGTGAGGAAGTGTAGGTGTGACATGTGGGCGTAGTCGCCGGACATGTGCACATCCAACAAGGGGATGTTCAGGTTCTCGAAGCCGCGCCAGATCAGCGGCTCCAACCATGTTGAGGCGCCGTTGTTCACGGTCAGCGCGGAGACAACACTTCCCCGGTTGTTGTCTATCGCCTCGAGGTATTCGCCGAAGCGCGCGGTCTCAAAGAACACGTCATCGTCGTCGACCTTGACGAACAAACAGTCCTGATACTCGGGTTGGGCGTAGTGCCACCACACCTTGTTGAAACCGGTCCAGTGGCATCCGCCGTGGAAGTCGTTGCGGACGGTGATCCGCTCCCCTGTGATGGTTTGCAGATACTCCGCGTCATTGGGGTCGCGGGCGAGGTTCCATACGTGGTATTCGACGTTCGGATGCTCAGCCAGGATGCGTTTGATGTACGGGACTTGAAGTTGCATGTTGGCTTTGCGGCCTGCGAACACGAAGAGGATGACTCGCAACACAACTCCCTAGGTGATCCGAATCGCCCAAGCCTCATGCGAATGCCCCACCACACACCAGTTGATGCCGGTGCGGTCGGCGTACTCTTGCCAGGCTTTCATTTCATGGTCTTCGCAGCCGTCGTAGCTGTGCCATTCGTCAAAAACGACATAAGTTCCAGGCCTGAGCTGTAGGTGCTCCAAAGCTGTTGCCGTGGACGAGTAAAGGTCACAGTCGATATGCACCAAACCACACTCAGGGAACGTGAACCCTGGCAGGGTGTCGGCGTACCGGCCTATCACTAGGCGAGTGTTGTTGATGGCCGGTGGTTTATGCGCGAACGACCCCTTAGGGAAGCCTTCGCGCCAATCCTCGGGTAAACCGGTGAAGCTGTCGAACCCAATCACCGGCATGTGCTCGGCGATGATGCGGGTCGATTCGCCTTTACCTACACCGAACTCCAAAGCCACACCGGAAGGCCTCAAACCGACCACATGCCGCAGCAGCGAATAGTGCTCCGCGGGCGGGAAGTATGGGCCTAACTGGTAGTCCTGGACACCTTCGCCTTCCCGGTAGGGAAAGTACGGCCATGTTGGGTGCTTGTGGCCCCAACGGTTTCCGTTCGCCTCACACATCCGGGCACGCTCGGGAAGCTCAAACCGGGAAGAACCCGTGCGGTTTCCCTCGGCTTTGTCGCGCGAGTAGATCACGTTGTGTGATCCGCGGACATCGGCGAACGGCCATCGCGTCAACCCTGCGTCGTGGATTCTCTGCGACCAGTCGACGTGTTCGCCGCCGTGCGCCCCATATCCGATGTCCATGCCTCCCACGGCGTCGATCACTCGACGTTCGGCATACAGGAGAACCCCGCGGGGGAATCCGATAGCGAAATGCTGCTCGTCTTGGTAGGTGACGCGGTGTCGGCCACCGCTGGGCCACTGGAACGACAGATGCGGTTCCGGCGACTCAACGTAAGGCTGCCACCACTCATCTACAGTGGGCCACACATCATCGTCAGCGAGAAACAGGTGGTCGCACCCCAAGTCCATAAGCTCGGCGATACAGCGGTTCTTCGCCACCGCAATACCCATGGGTTGTGGATGACGAACAACACTCACGCTAGGAACTCGATGCAGCGGGATACCGCGCCAGCCCTCCAGGCACAGCGGCTCGTCACTGCCGTCGTCCACAACAACAATCGGCACATCAGCCGGCGTGTGCTCGATCCAATGCGTTAACGCGTTGAGGAGAACATCCCTGCGGTTGTGGGTGGTGATCGCTACCCCGAGACGACGCCCGGTCATCGCTAATCCTCTTGACTGTGTGTCATCATGCGAAGTCGAGCTGAAACGACCGCTGCGGCAGCTTCCTCTTTAGTGCTGAAATAGCCCGAGTAGGTCGGCTGCCCCTTTGACCTGACCTGCGCTAGCCAGGGCTTTAGGTAACGACGTGAGCTGATTGAGTATGAGACGCCACGGATGCCCGACTTAGATGATGAGTTGGCGGTCCGCCTATTTTCCAAGTTCTGCTTACGCGTCGCCAGCCTGAGGTGATTAGGGTTTACGCAGTGCCGGGTATGGCACATGTGGTCAACGTCCATCCCGGGTGGGATTGTGCTCCCCGTGGACATCTCCAGGGAGAGGCGGTGGGCGTAAACCATCTTCCCGCCCACGCTGATCTGACCGTATCCGGCATCATTCTTCGCCCCGGTCCATAGCCAGCAGCGGCCCGACTTATCCACCTTGGACCAATACCTATCCTCAAATGGTGCGCCGGCTGGCAGGCCTCCAGCTAGTGGATCCCCGTGTCGGCGCCATCGCTGGTAATGCGATGGACATAGACCGCGCGTCCGACGCTTTATGCCACACCCAAATACCGCGCATGTGTCGATTAGGCTAGTCATCTAGCCAGTCCATGCATTCTGGGCATTCGGCGTCCCCGCAAGAACAGGTAGTTGGGTCGACCGCCCGTCCCAAGTCTCGCTTACGAATTCGGGGGGTCTCCCAATCCTTGGATCGCCTCACGAGGGGCAACCCTCGCAGTGCTGCACGGCCATCTGATCTCCCGTTTCGCCTCGTCGTAGTCCGCGCTCATCCCGGATTCCGTACGTCGTCTATCGACGTAGGACCGAACATGCGGCGACGCTCCGAGGGCTCAACACTGCGCTTCTCGACCATCGACTCGATGTAAACCCGCTCATACGTTGCGATAGCTCGGCTTAACTCTTCATCCGATGTATCAGAAGGATCGAGAGAGAGGCCGAGTTCACGTGCCCGGTCTATATGGGCTTGGGATGGTTCAGTCATCGCTCCAACTCCTCACCGGAGTAGATGAGAAGTGCTGTGGCGCACGGCCAGTACTCGTCATCGTGGTCGCAAACCAACGTCGCCTTGGGGCACTCCGCGCCGCTACAGCAGGCGTTGTAACAGTTGTCCCAACGGGGTTTGTGTAGCTCCCGTATCGGCCTTAGGACCGCCCTCGCCGTCTCCCGGTCCCATTTGGTGGGCTCATGGACTTCTCCGTCGTAACCCCAGCGCTCATTGCAGATGATTTGAGCAGCATCGTCTTTAGGATCGCTCATCCCTCAATTTTACCGAGCTGCAGACCAAGTCGCGGTGTCTATTCAGGCGTGAGGGTGTAGCTTTCACCAGTCTGTGAGTCGGTGATGGTGGCTTCTATGGTTCCGTTGATGCGCTGTAGCCGCGCCCACACATGCTCGTCGAGTTGGATGGAGCCTTGGGGCATGCCGTCTTCGTGTCCCAGCCACATGGTTCGGGAGGTGTGCCGGTACTCCCGGTTTTGGTAGGTGAGTACCGCTGTGACGGGTCCATTACCTTCGATACGGTATGACACCTTGTCGAACATGTGTTCGATAGTAGAACGGGGGAGGCTGTAGGGGCAAGTCAATCCTCGAAGCGCAAGACGACCGCGATCAGGCAGTCCATGCACATCGATGTCGCGTCCGATTGGAAGACCTTTTTGCATCGCGTGCAGCAGGCTTCATAGGTCTCATACAGCGGTCCCGACCAGCCGGTTCCGATGTGCCGAGTGACGAGCTGATCGATAGCGTCGCCATCCTCAACGTCGCCAGCGCCGGACGCTACTAGGTGCTTACCTGACCAGCCGCAATAGTTGGCCGGGTCGCCCGGGTTCCCCTTGTGGAGCGTCCATGCGCCGCCCCGACTGCGAAAGTAGAAGGGTGTGCCATCGGCACCTCGCCCATCTAATTGGGCGGGGCATAACCCATATTTCGGGTAGCTCATACCTCAATTTTACTGCGGTGCAGCGACATCAGCGGTGTCTAGCGCCGTCCGAACAGGCTGCCGAGAATATCGATGGGGTTGGCCGCTTTGACCACTCCCCTGATCTCCGAACCGAGTTGGCCTAGTTCAGCTTCCGCGCTACCAGCGATACCGTCAGCGGACGTCTGCACCACACCGACAGCGCGGTCCACGCCGTCGCGGGCGATATCCAGCAGGCCGTCCATGAACTTCGGCACGGTGTCGTCAGGGATCTTCCTGTTCGCGATGCGCTCACACATGGCCACGAGTAGAGGGGCCATCGCGTCGGCTAGGGCTGCGAAGAATCTGTCGAGCATGGCGGCACCTCCACATTGACACTCAGATCGGCTGCGGCGAGTACCGCCTTGATGTCGGCGAGGTTCATTCCGTCAAAGAAGATCCAGCACCCACATGGGGTGCTAATCGAGCACTGCTGGCCGCATTCGTCACAGTCCCAAGGTGGGCAGTTTCCGCAGTGTTCCGGGCGCGGACACTCCCCGTCTTGCCCCACTTCCGATCCGCAACCAAGGCAGTTAATCGCGCTCATTGTCACCGCTCACGATCACCTGTTCTGTCCAGCTTGTTGGGTCGTTCTCGGGATCTACTCGACACCCTGTAGAGCAGGGGGCGTAGCGGATACGGCCACAGGGGATGCAGCAGCGGACACGAGACAGAGGCATGGAAAGAGACCTCCGTTTGGGCATAAAAAAGACCCCGACCTAACGAGAGATCGGGGTGGGGATTTGAAGTTTTGGGTTCTGACGCATACAAGCGCCGTTGGCGTCAGTTTACCAAGCGAGGCGCACCGGTTTTGTCAATAGGAGGCGGCGTGTCGTCTCGTAGGTGGGACTTAGCATCCCAGATCACCTTGGCATTACAGAGGGGGCAGTTATTGACCACGCCGTATCCGTAGATGTTCGAGCGGCAGTTCGGACATTCTCCGCCTCTTACGAACTGACTCATTTCATCCCCTTTCTACGCCAGGACCGGGATACGGTCTAGGTCATCATGCTCAGCATCCTTGACGGTCTCGGCGTCAAAGCGTGCCTGCAGGTTGACCCAGAACATCTCAGAAGTACCGAGGGCGCGGGATAGCCGCAGCGCGGTCTCTACAGTGATGGCGCGGCGGCCCTTGAGGATCTCGCCGATACGGGTCTGCGGTACCCGCATCGCCTTGGCTAGGGCGTATGGGGTGATGTTGAGAGGCTCGAGGAACTCAGTCTCCAGGATCTCTCCGGGGTGGATGGGTGCGAAACCGGACATCAGTCGTCCTTTACTTAGCGTATTCGTATGCGTATTCGTATGCGTATGCTTATTCGTATGTGGCGTATGCGTATTCAGATTCGTATGTGTATGCGTTAGTGGTAGTCACAGATCTCAACGTCGTCAGCTCCGTTGTCCTTCCATACGAAGCAGATTCGGTATTGATCGTTGATGCGGATGCTGTGCTGTCCCTCACGGTCGGCGACCAGTTTCTCCAGCCGGTTTCCCGGAGGGATGCGCAGGTCGTTGATGTCAGTAGCGGCGTCGATCAGTAGCAGTTTCTTGTATGCGGCTCGGGATAATTCAGGCCCGATCTTCTTGACGAACTGACGCCCCCACACCTTGCGGGAGTCTTCGTCTTTGAAGGATCGGATCATGTCACTAATACTAACGCCATGCAGTAATACTGTCAAGCGTCAGTATTAGCCCAATATTCTGTGATTGCGTGCAAGTCCTCAGCCCTGAACCGCACGGCGCACCATGGATTGAAGCGCAGGATCAGGAAGCCTGGGGGGTCCACTGACACTTCGGCCACGGCCCGCGTACGCCTCGCGAATCTCACGGCATGCCTGCGGTGATGGAACGCGATATAACCCGAAGGATCATGCGTCAAAAACCCTTCGCAGGAGTACTTGGTTCGCATCCCGTCCGCCCATAGGGCTGAGATCAGCTGCGCGATAGACTCGTCGACTCGAACCTCTGAATCATCCCAAGGGGTGTGGATCGAGACTTGCTCATGGATCGGCATCTCATCCCGCCTTCTTTCCCGACTCGTCCGACCGGTGGTGGGCGTCCAGCACATCCCCCAACCGGAAGAACTTCACATCCCCATCTACCGCACACGGACGTAGGGGGTTCTTCCGCCGTGCCGCCAGGGTCTCCACTCGGCGCTTGTTCAGTCCCTTGCCGATAGCGCCCATCTTGTTGGCCAGCTTCTCCACCTGACCGGCTGTGACAACGAGCCGGTTCGCTTCATGTACTCGCCCTCGGTCGATCACAATGTCATCGTCGGCGGGGATGTCTATCTGTCGCCAGCACTCATCGATAGCGGCTTTGATGTCCTCGTAGGCTTCTTCTGAACCTTCAGTGAGGGCTAGGGCGATCATGTTGACTCTCAGCCATTTGGCCAACGTGATGATGTCGTTGCCCTTATCCCACACGATCGCTCGCTGTTCACACACAAGCCTCACCCACGTACCCAAGCAGTTGTGCAGTACGTCAGCGGCGTTGTGTGCCCCAATATGGATGGGGACTTGAGACTCCGGCTTGGGTCGTCGGGACATACTCAACCCCGGCCTCTGGATACGGGCCTGGCGGGTGAGGGTGACAGACAGCTCCCCGATCATGCGGGGGATGCTGGCCAACTCTTCACGGAGCTTGTGTTGACTGCCCTTATCTAAGAAGTAAGAATCAGCGACGCTCACGCGGTACGCACCTTCCCGCCATAGATGTACAGCAGCCCAGCTTGTTGGAATAGAGCATCAGACTCGGGTCCGTCTGGCCTCTCGCGGACCAACTCAATGGCGCGTCGCACAATTAGGAGAACCGTGGTTCTCAACCTCGGCACACTCACCCACTGCTCGCGTGGAAACTGTGGACTACCGGCGACATCCGCACTACCTGAGCCATCGAACCAGTTAGCGATACAGAATGGGTCTCCCGGCAGGCGCTCCGAAAGGAGGGTTGCATACTCTGCGCCAACACTGGATTCGAGAGCGTCTAAGTCCACGCGAATCACTTCCACTCATCCTCGGAGCAGCAGCCGCTACAGTCCTCGCCGCAGACCTCTTCAGGATGTAGGCCACCCGTCAGGCGGTCGTAGTCCTCCTTCTCGCTCACAAGGCTTCTCCGTTCGACGGTGGATCGTTCTCTGCCGCATGACAATCGGTGCAATAGCATTCCCCAAAAAGCCACTCAAGGGTCCGTGCCAGAGCGAACATCGCTGCGATCATCAACGGCATGAACACGAAGCCGACGAGCGGCGGGAACCACCAAAGCGCCGCGTCGGGACCGAATAGCAATCCGACACTTGCGCCAACAATGACCAAGACATAGACGGCGATACAGAAGGCCAATTCCCAGTCTCGCAGGAATCCCCGGTGTAGACCTCGTTTGCGTCCCCTTGCCTTACTCACAGTGTTTCCCATCCTCCGGTGGATCGTTCTCTGCCATATAGCGTTCCCAGGCGAGACGGCGAGTACGGGTGACTTCTCGCTGCTGCGCTTCGTAGTACTGGGAGCCCCATCCCGTCTTGCAGTGTTCGAGGTCTTCGGTCACTATCGGCTCGCAGCACTGAAAGTCGCATGCCGGGCTGCACATGGTCATAGACCGGTTTCGTTCATTCGCTTGCCGCGCTTAACCAGCCCCTGGAGTACGTCATACCACCAGCCCGTATCGTCCTGCTGTAGGGCCCATTCCGCTTTACGGCCCCATGCTTCTATCTCGTCTTGCAGCTCTTTAACGCGAGTGTTCAGCTGGCGATTCAATGTGTCGGTCACTGTCATTCATCCTCTGCGGTAAGGGCTCTATGGATTTCATCGGCCAAATGCGAATCATGCGCCCACTGCGCATCGTCCTCGGCGGTGCCGTCATAGAAGCACACGCTCGTCCACTTGCAATCACACCGCGACTCCCACGCTTCGGGTCCTACACATGAGACCTCGCCTCGATGCTCTCCGATGACGTCGGCGATGATTTGAATATCTAGCACCGGTATCTCCATACCCTCAATTATCCTCCGATACACCGACATTCGCGGTGTCTAGCCCGCTTTCCTTTCCTGGTTCCACCTACGCCTGTCCTTCAATGACAGCTCCCCGTAAATACCGTGCTGGTCGTGTACCTCTATGGCGAATTGGAGGCATTGGAGTTTGACGGGGCAGCCGTGGCAGATTTCCTTGGCCCGCTTACATTCCCGGCTGCCCCCTTGATCCGGGAACCACCACTCCGTAGGGAGCCCACGGCACGCCGCTTCGTCTTGCCACGACAGGTCCGCGACCAAACCAGTGAGGCATCCAACGATGTCCGCGGCGACACTTCCCCCGGCTATCCAGTCGGTAGGGCTTGAGTGCGTCATCAGATCGCCCTAGCCTTTCTGCGCCGCTCAATCTCACTACGCACCCGGCGAGCGCCCGCCGCGCTACATTCCGTAGAGCAGTAGCGGATGGCCTTACCCAACACAGGGTTTCCGCATTCGTGGCATTTACGGGGCTTCATCGCTCGCCGCTCACGCTCACTCTTACCGCCGAACACCCCGTACCGTTCGTCATTGATCAGGGCGTAGTGAAGGCACTGCTCGATCACTTCACATGTGGCACATATAGCCTTGGCCTCCTTCACTGAGCCGCCTTTTTCAGGAAAAAAGATTTCAGGGTCGGTCTGGGAGCAAGGTGCCAACCCCGTCCAGGGCTCATGGTTTATCAGCAGCTCGTCGACGGCACCTGAGATGATGCGGAGACCGGGCCTAAGGTTCTCTCTCACTAACGCCTCCAACGTGTCTCATGCGGCCAATGCCTTGGTTTCCCCAAATCCCCCTGCCCATCCATGGCTATCCATCTACAGGGATGTCCTTCTGGGGCACTACAGTCCGGGCACACCCGCTCCGCGGCCCCGGTTTCGGTGTATGCCGTAGGTTTCCGCCGGCTACCGGTGTCTTGGTAGTCAGTCATGAGACCCACCAAAGGCGCCACGCCTCTCGCTGCCAATCAACCCCCGCGAGTTGGGGAAAGACTTCTCGATAGTCGCTAGTCCAGAAGCGATCTCGGGACTTGATGCCCAACCGAACCTTCGACACCTCTTCGATAGCACGGTCTATAAGCTCATTCATTCGGTCACCGTCCAGCCAGACACCCATTGAGCCTTAAGGGTGGTGTCTTCATATTCCGCTACATCGCCTTCGGCCAGTTCGCGAGCGCTCTTGTTGGGGTGGAAGTTCCACACTTCGTGGTACGGGGTCATGTAGGAGCCGTCTGGAAATACAGCAGCCCACGTCCGGTTGAGTCCTCCAAGGGCTTTATCCACCTCGGCGGCAACGTGTTCGGGAGTCCACGGCACCAGCGGTCCTCCATGCTGGCAGCAGCACTCCCACCACCCATCGTGCTGCCCCCACTCGTTTGGTTGATGACGAAGTATCACTTCCGCTATGAGCTTATGTGCGTCCGAAGGTTCGTCACTCATCGCTCTAGTTCCTCTGTTGTGAAAATCAAGGGGTGGAGGGATTCCAGCAGATCCAGTTGTTCATAGAGATCTTCGATGACGGCTTCCAGCATGACTTTCCCGAACCACTCCTGTATCGGCCTCAAAGCCTCACGGGCAGCGGCTTCCATGTACATCCGGGGTCGATTCACGACGAGCTTCCGCGCACCATTCCCCTTGGGCCACGCCCGTTGTGCAGCCTCTACTGCCGGATCGGTCATTTGAACCCCACCGTGATCACGTTTCTCATTTGAGCACCGGCTCTCCATTGACCATTGGAACGAGAACATCCAGGGGCTTACCCTTGCGCGAGGCGCAGTCTGGGTCATCATGTCCGCCGTAGCAGACCTCATGGCAAAGGCAGTGGCAGACGATTCCGTGACATGTCGGCGTTCCGCTTCCATTCTTGAATCGGCGCTTGGTTCGACTCATAGTCCTAGTTCCTCACTTGGGTAGACCCGTTTAGCGGTCTCACAGGGCCACTCATCGACACATTCAGCGCAACAAGTCCAGGGCGTGTCATCGTGGATAAGTGGGCCAGGCTCGGGTTTGTGTATTTCCTGTACCGTCTTAGCCATCTCACGGGCGCCACACTCTGCCGCGTACCCGAGTGACACACCCGCCAATCCATCACCAATGCGCGCAATGGCTTTCGCCCTCGCTTCGATTGCAGGGTCAGACATCGTGAGTGTCATTCCATGAGTAATCGATTGAGCTGCCGAGCGATCGGCAGAAGTCGCGGAAACGGTCATATGCCTCACCCGAGTTCACGTACACCGTGAACTCTTCGTAGGTGTCTGTGTCGGGTAGCTTCACGTCCGAGTACCAATGATTTGGGTCGCTCATCTTCCACCTGCCGCGAATGCTGCTATAGCCTCAGCACCAGAGGGGAAATGGTGGTGATCGGTGTCCGCAATGCACCCCCGCCGTAAAACAACCCACCATCCGGGCATGTTCTCCATGATCTTCCACTTGCTCATAGCTTCACCACGTCTTCTATAAGGTCGTGTGGTGCTGTGACTTCATGCCCGCAGCAGGTGCAGCTTCCTTTGCGTCTGGTCTCTATCGAGGCTTGTACCCAGTTCCCGATCGTGGAGACATGCTCCCGGCAGATGAACACTTCAACGGCTGGTCTGTCGCAGTGGTCTACGAGGTGGATGGTGACCATGAAGTCCGCGGGCCTGTAGCAGTCTTGGCATGGGGGTGTGCATTCAATCTTTAATCGGGCTAGGAACGCCGTAGGGGTCTCTTCACCGGGTCGGGGTTGTAGTGACACCACTGGTTGGGGTTTGGGCTGTGTGCGTTTAAACCAGGCGGTCATAGCGGCATCACCGGGCCAAAGAGGTCACTGGGCGAAAGGACACGGAGGCAGCCACCGCACGGCCAACCATTCGCCGACATTGCAGCGTTGGCCGCTACCCGCTCCTTATGGCTGTTACACAGTGCAACGGTAACCATGCTGCACCTTGACGTAGACCAGTCCACGTAGTGGCACCGCGCGATCCAGCGAGCCTGCAAGTCACACACAAGATTTCCGTCATGGTCCTCGAACTCACATCCCCTCGCTGGCATTTCTCCTACGAGTTCTTTGATGTCTGTTATGGCTTGGGCAGTCACGATGCCGACCTCCTTTGGTTTGTGGCGTCATGGACAAGCTGGAGATTTGGGAAGGGCGTCTTGCATTCGCAGTCGGTGACGCCGGAATCGTCAGGGAGGTCGATCCATCCGCTGCCGCCGCAGAGCTTGCAGTTGCGCCGGCGTTCGGCAGCTGCTGCGCGTAGAGCCTTCTCGAATGCGGCCTTGCCGGACACCCATCGCTCCGATTCCTCGCGGCAGCGCTGGCATTTGAGACATGCCCGCGGTGTGCCGTTTGGATGATCTGAGCAGTAGGGGCTGGGGGGTTCGCCTTCCCAAAGTGACCCATTACCAACAGAAGACTTGACTTGTACTGGTACTTGACTGGGGGGGTTCGGACCCCCTTTGGATGGGTTATCCCCTTCAGATGGGGTCTCGACGGGGTCGGGACGGGGTCCAGACGGGGTTGGATGGGGATCTATCTCATTAGCGAGAGCCGTGGCATCTGCCTTCCGTAGACGCCTGAGTTCTGTCGCCAGCTCGTGCCGCAGCTTCTCCGACGCGACTAGTCGGGCGTTCTTCGGTACCGACCTCCAGGCATTCGGTGAATTGACGCTCACGATGCGCACGTAAGAACGAATCAGTAGTTCGTCGGTGTCGTAGTCCACGAACACAAACCGGCGCTCCCCTAACACTGCGAGGTCGGACCGAAGTTGCTCTGTCGTCAGCTCATCGCAGCCCTTCGCAAGAAGCTCCAGGTGCAGCGTCAGAACGCCGGCGGTGTCCAAGTCCTTCTGTGACAGCACTTGCAGGAAAGTGCACTGCACGAGCCGTGGAAGGCGTTGGAAGTCGCGGTCTTTACGCCACAACCCTTCGTTGATGAGCCCTGCCGCGTTAGCCATCAGGCATCACCCTCTGCGGCGATGAGCTGCCCGGCGATTTCGACGTTCTCTCGGATGCGCTTCCAACAGCATCCACAGAAGTACTTCCATGTCGCTTCTGGTCGGATGTGGTTGGCGTTCATGGCCACCCGCACCAGGTTGTCGATCTCCTCCGGACTCATCCCATTCGCGAGGAAGGTCAGGACGCTATCGAAACCGTCAGGTGCCGGGACGGGGAGATTGTCAGGGCCATAGGTCCACCCTTCCCATAGGCCACTGAACCACTCCAAGATGTCGTTGTCGTACTGAATCTGCATAATCCGCATGTCGGACACCTGTTGCATGGCCCGAGACCACCGCATGGCATCCGCCGTGACGTCAGCTACCAGTGGTGCATCAGCCGGCACGGATGACTTCCCCGCATTGCAGTCCGCGCACGCCGCTACCAGGTTCGACGGCTCATCACTACCCCCCAAGGCAACTGGGACAACATGATCAACCGTCAGCTTCACCTCAGGAGCGGAGCGCCCGCAGTATCGGCAGCTGTAGTTGTCGCGGCGCAGGACTTCATACCTGAGCCTCTTGGTGACGGCCATCTACACCGCCTCCTGGTTGTCGCGCTCAAATCCCCCACAAGGGCAGTACCGGTAAAGAGGCTCAAAAGAACCAGGGATAGTGGCTTTACAAGTGCCGTAGTGACGTTGATGCTCATCGAGATCGTGGCCGCAGGAACAAAGGTCGGTCATGCGGTCTCCTCTAGATCGATCCAGTCGTCATCGAAAAGCGAGGGCGGTGCCACGGAATCGGTATCCAGCCCGCTACGGCATCCGTACGGAGAGCAGCTGGGACGCTCAACGTCATCCGCCGACTCGAAAGTCACATCCTCAATAGGAATGCGGCTCTTATGGAGAAAGGCTTCGTTGTCTAAACCGGGGGTGTTTCGGATACTGCGGTCCAGATCAACAACCTGCTGCCACTGCCGCTCATCTTGTTTGATGCGGATCCACTCAGCGTCCGAATGCCACGGACAGCCGATACACGCCGACTTCATCACCTCAGGGAATCCGTGACGCGTGTTGTACTCACCGCAGTCGTGCCGAGACATTGAAAGATCAGGCGGCACAACCTCGCCGTTTTGATCCCTGCCAACCAAAGGGAAAGTGTCGAAGGCGTAGGACACGCGCGACGGCGATATCCGGCCCATCTCATCAGCAGAGAAGCCCACGTAGCTGCGCGCCCACACCCCTTGTGGTGGCGCGCCAACCTTCCGGACAGTGCCAGTCCCCCGGCAGACCGCAAACCGGGGCTTCTCAATGACCCCCTGCGCCGCTAAGAGCGCTATAGCCGTCGACTGCCACCCCGCGCCCATGCTCTGATACAGGAATCTGGGCTCTGGTTCGCGATCCAATTCACGACGTTCAGAACGGGTTAGGAGGTTGGGAAAAAGTAGCCCTTCCCGCAGGTCGCTCATCGCTCCTCCGAATCACGTGCAGCCGCAGCAGCAGCGGCGAGAAGATCAGACCCAATAAGGCATGTGTGCTCACACCCGGATTGCACCTCCGGTGTTACCGGCAGGGATCTCGGTAGTTCTACTACTGCGTATCCGTTGGCCTTCAGTTCTTCAAGGATGAAGCCACCAAATCCGGCGCTGCCAAGGGTGAAGGCGGGGCCGTACCATCTGATCGCGGCTTGCGTGATGATCTCATTGGCGTTCTTAGGCTCGCTCATGCGCATTCCTTCTTGTCTTCAACAAACCCTCCGCAATCACAAAGGGTCACACCGTCATCCAAAGCCCCGTAACACTCAGCTGATTGACCGTTATGCTGGTATCTCTGATGACCACAACGGCAGAAGTGGTAGGTAGGCCAAACAGTCACGCCGACCTCCCCAACGCCCACTCCCCCGAATCAGCCCACAACGCCAACGCACACATAACCTGTGCCGCTACACCCGGATGCCAGGCACAGAAGTCCACACAATCCCCCAACACCTCCAAGTGATCCTTGGTTCGCAGAGACCGGATCAACTCGGTGGCTTTACGAACCAAAACGTTTTCGTTGCCGCAGAACTCGTAATCCACCTCTGGAGGGCCTTCAGGTTCAGGCATCGGCTCAGCCTTATACCGCTCGATCTGGCGGTCGGTAACATTCAGTCGGCGCGCCACCTCTGTCCCGGACAACCCTTGAGCGGTTAGGGCTTTCGCCGCCACCACACGATCCGGTTTTGACAACGACACCGGATATCCCTGAAGAGCGGCCTCCACATTCAGCGGATCAAACGTTGCCATCACGCCACCACCGCCAAGAAAGAGCCGTCGTCAAAGAGACGGACTGTTGCGCCGAACCTCAGAACCTCAAGATCCGCCGGCAGGGTGTCGCCATGGTCTAACTTCCAGCCATGCTCGCGAGCCTCGTCGGGGTTACCCTCCACCCACATGTGGTGCTCTCTGCATAAAGTGATCAGATTGGCCATACCGAAAGCGATATGGGCCACGGAAGTTCCGCCGCTCCCGCGGGCCATGCGGTGGTGAACGTCCAACACCCCGTCCGGGCGGGAGCAGATAACACAGGCCCCATCCCGTTCCAGGACATCCGCCTTTACCGCCTGCCATACCAACTGCTCAAGATATTTGGGTTTACATCCTCGGATCCTGGCCGCCTGCTTCACTGTTAGCAGGCCGGCGCGCACATCCCCGATATCCGGCCTAGGCACTAGCGGCCTCCGCTCGCTCCGCGGGGTGAGAATTGATCAAATCGCCAATGAACTTGCGGATCACATCTGCGGCGCACTGCCGCGGGGGCTTGCCATGCTCAGAGAAGAACTTCCCTGCGGTCTCACGTTGGTCCCACCCATACTCAGTGCAGGCCGCGGCGAGCTCATCGAGTGCGTCGTCTACATCGGTGCGCTCTGGGGGTGCCGATGACCGCTCATACACCTGCGAGTCCGGGTCCGGCTCGTCGGTTGGTAGGCAGAGGGTTTGCAGCATCGCGGTGCGGAAAGCCACTGAGTGCGCCTTGGCGGTGGCTTTGTCGCCGGCGTCCATGGATTCCGCGGCGGCGACAGAGGTGATCGAATCGCCTTCCGGTCCGTACCAGGTGAACTCGACCGTCAGCCGCACGTGGCCCATGAGGGTGCGGTTGCGGCCCACCTCAACAGTTCCGTACTCGTATTCCAAGACCTTGGGGACAACGATGACGCCGTGCTTCGTGAGAGCTGGATACACCGCCGATGTGACTGCGTCAATGCCGCGGAATGAGAAGCCTTGCTGCTGGTTCCGCTCACCCTTGCGGACGGCACCGACATCCTTCATGACTTCGGAGAGCGCTTGGTAGATCGTGGTCACTGCTCCACCTCCACCACGGCAGCATCCAAGGCGGCGCGGCCTTCGAGTGAGAACTTCCCGCGGGCCAATAGCTCCCGAATCACCTGCTCGGTGTGCTCGGTGGGTTTCACGGTCACGTACGGGTTGCCCTCGACCAGGACGATGAGAGGGGTTTCTCCGTCGGAGAGCTCACCGGCCTTCCTGAGTTGATCCAGGAACGCGGGCCTAACCTGCTCGACGGTCTCCACCTCGTCCGGGTGATTAGCCTTCACCCACCTCAGTAGGGCTTTGTCGTCAACAACTTTCGCGTCAGTCCTGACCGACTTGACCGCTCTGCCCACAGGCAATCCATTAGCCCGCCCCACTACCGCATCCCCAACCTCCATGGAGTCCACAAGGTAGGAGCGGCCTTGGTTCTCCTGATCTTTGAGCGCCTTGCCCATGAGGGCGTACATCGCTACATGCGCTACGGCGTCACGGTTATCACTCACCGCAGGTTCCCCTTCTCGTCGTACTCGTCATCAACCCAAAACCAGTCAGGAACACAAGGACCAGGATCAGAAAGACGCCGGTAATCGGTTGCGAGCCAATCGGACATACGGACACCACGACTCATGATGGATCACCGACAACTTCGATATAGGGCGCGAACTCCCGAATGAATGCGTGCCCATCGGACACTCCGCATCGACCTCCGATGCGATCGCCGACTTCCCCGTATCGCCAGCCGTTGTTTCGATACACGAGACTTCGGGGCTCCCCATTCAGCCGGAACTTCCACTCCGTGCCGTCTCGGGCCTCTTCACAATCCAAACTCGGAAGTACACGCGGGGAACTCTTCGGAGAAGATCCCCCCTCTGCCTTCGGCTGGGGCTCAAGGATTTCCTTGAAGGGACCTCCTATTGAGGGGTCTACACATCCGTAGTCAAGTCCGCCATCCACGGTCCTCCACCAACCATTTTTGAAGGACCAAACCAGGCCGGAAACGTCCTGCCACCGCGATCCCCGCTCGTCTACCCCTAGGCGGTCAACGACACGGGGTGTGCGGGGCTTGGGTACGCAATTCGTACTCTCAGGAGATACGGGATGCGTAGTCGCCGGTTCCTGTTGTGGCTCCAGGTAGTCGTCCCTACGGGATACCCGTCCAGCGGCAAGGTCGTCCAGACCACGCGCCAGAGACTCGCCCGGTTCCTGTTGTGACCTTCCGGGCCATTTACCCCACTCGGCACGAAGATCCTTGGCCAACTCGGGATTTACCCGTTCGACAGAGAATGCATACTCCAAAAGCGCCTTATTGGCGTGGAGGTCATCCAGGTATTCCAAGACAAAGCAGGCCCGGATTGGTTTACCGTCCACGCGTTCAACCCGGTATTTCCCATAGAGCCCCTTCGGCGGTTCCTGTTGTGCTGTTGGGTCGGGACGAGGCACAATCGGCTCTTCGCCAGGTGGAAACCAATCCAACCCTGATTGGTCGGGCCACTCGTCGGGGCGGATCTGCGGCCAAAAGTCGGCGATGCTACTACCGGGAGGCCATTCGTTCGGTTCCTCATCCCCGATGAACCGGTACCCCCAACCGTCTTCGGTGCGCCATGCAATCCACTCCCCGTCTGGTCGTCGTGCGATGGTGCCAACAGGCGCGTAGCCCTTGCGGCACTTGCCCTCACACTCGCCGTCAAGTCCGATTCCGCAACCTTCCGGTTCGGGCGTGATTTCTCCGTAAGAGGGCCATGAATCAGCGTCATCCCCGTACGGTTCCTCACACGCCCCCGGCATTACCCTCACGTAGACCCAACTAGCTGGATATGGGGACACATCGCCACACCTGACGGCTACGAATGTCCCATCTGGCCGCTGCTTTACGGTGCCAACAGGTGCCCCCTCGGCGATGCTGTTAGCGGCAGCGATCATGTCGTCAACCATGTCCAAACGCCGCTCGGGGCCGCAGGAATACCAATTCCACGCCTCTGTAGCTTCGGCCATCGCTTTCCGCTGCGCTTCAGTTGGTTCCAGCTTGCTCATCGGTCCGCCAACCAATAGAAGATTCCAACGGAGATAAGCACTATCGCCACTGCAATCGCTTGCTGAATGTCATTGCTCATAACGCCACCACCCTGTAGCCCTCTTCTGACAACACCTCACCGATACGGGCAATCACAGTCCCCGCATCTCCACCCAACGAAAGCTCTTCCTCGATAGCGTCTTTAAGAACATCCTTGATGTAGTCGCTCATGACGCCTTCCTCACCGCAGACGCGATCCGTTCAGTAGCTTCACCGGCGAGGCGTTCCCAATCCTTCTCGCCGTACCCGAAATAGATCTCTTCCAAGCAACTCTTGAGCGCCCCGCGCTGCACATCACTCAACCCACTCATTTGCATGTCCCCTGCCCGTTCGGCTCAATACCCCTGGAACGCAACACTTCATCACGCCTGGCCATAACCTCGGCAATAGAAGCGGACACATCAACACCGCCACGGCCGGCTAGGTCTAGGTGCTTGAGCATTTCCGCGCACATCAACAACACCCGCGCATCAGCCTCGTCATGATTGATCGTGTACCTAGCCATCGGAGTGCCGCCGCTCCACCAATATGCGGAGTCGCTGCGACTCACCCTCTTTGGCTACAGGGCTATCGAGCAGGTCCGCGAATTCATCCGGGCCATATGTGCGCGAAGGGAATTGAACCTCTAGGCCCGTGGGCTTGTCCCCCTGGTTAATCTCGTAGAGTCCGTCGCCCAGCTTACCCTGCCGCTGATTGATTTGACCTGTCATTATCCAGCAGTAGGCATCAAATCGCCGGTAGAGCGGGTATGCCCCGGGTTCCACACATACCGTTGTGCCTAGCGGATCGTGTTGTGCATTGGGGTCAATCGGATAGACCCGAAATCGCAGGATCTCCACGGTGCCAACCCGATTCCATTCAGTCTTCATCGTCTGCATACCTCCGCATATAAGGGAGTGGTTCAGGCTCATAGGTAGAGGGATGCCTAGCGAGGCGGGCGATTTCACGGCGCAGGGCGGTGTTCTCAGAGCGTAAGCGCCTTTCGCTGCAGACCTGCAGCGCGGTCAGCAAGGCTGAATAGATCAGGATGAAGAACCAGTTTTCGCCAAGGTATTCGAGAATTGCGTTCATCGTCCACCGGCCAAGAACCAAAGCCCCGCAATGAAAATGAACATCACAGCCGTAAGGGATACGAAGCCGATAATGTTGGCGATCAGATGCCCATGCTGCGACGGCTCACCCTTCGGGCAATCCTCATGAAACGCTCCATGCTTGTAACACCATGGGGTTGGGTAGATCTGGATCATCAGTCCTCCCAACCGTGCACTAGCGGGGACTGATAACCGGGGCGATGCGCGGTTTTCCAGCACTCCCACATCGCCCACCCGCCAAGCCCAAGACCGCCGAGAATGACTGTGAGGAAGACGATCGCGCATATAGCTATGAGTAGGGCGAGCATCACGCCGCCTCCCCTTCTTGATCTTCGGAATATTCGGGGCCATCTGAGTCCCAGTTGAATTCGCATCCGTGCTTGATTTCGGCATTCAATGCCCGTGGGTTGACCTTGAGTTCAGCGCTAAGCGCCGTGTAGGTCTCCAGTTCACACTTGTCGTACCGCCGCAACACCGACTCCGGGTTGGGTAGTTGACTGCGGACAGAGGCCAACATCTCCTCGATTTCTTCCAAATCAATGTCAGCTGCGCAGTCGTAAACGATTCGCTCTACAGCACTTTCAACGGTCATGACCCAGCCTCAGGGCTGTAGATGACCGGCCAAGAGTCGGCGTCGTCCGACCGTGGCATACCGTCGGCAATACGCGCTCCGTCTGGAGCCCAATACCTCCAGTGCGCTTTTCGTACTGCGATCCACTCCCCGTCTGGTCGTCGTGCGATGGTGCCAACAGGTGCACCATCGGCGATGCTGTTAGCGGCGGCGATCATTTTGTCGACCGTGTGAAATCCGAGAACGTCAAACCGTTCACGCAAGACGCCCACCATCGCCTCCCGCTGCGCCTCGGTCGGATTCAGATTCTCGCTCATGCTTCTCGCCCTCCCTTGTAGTAGTCGGCGAACCGCTTCAAGAGAGTGATGTGAGTGGGACAAAACCAGATGGCGCTGTACGCCAACACTTGTCCCGCTACATACGGGTCGATGTTCGCTTTTTTGGTGAGTGATACCCCGGTGTTGAGAACCCCATCGATCGTGGGATCAGCATCCAGACTGCGGCACACTGAGATGCCGTACTTTTCGGCTAGGTCTTGAGCCGAGTCCGCATGAGCTGGTGGAGCACATGAAACCGCGGTGAGGATTACGGCTACCGCCGCGATGGATCTATGCTTGAACACGCCACACCTCCAAGGTGTTGGTTGCAGTGGCGCTGGGGCGGTCTTCCGCCAAGATGTCCCGCCCCAGCGTTCGGGGGTTATTCAGTTGTTGAAAGCGTCACGCCGATTCCGACGAGGGTAGGGATTCGGCGTATCGCCGGAGTTCGGCTGCGGTGTACTTCCATTCACGTCCATCACGGACAGCGAGTAGTAGTCGTGCGCGCCTGAGATCATCCACCCGCCGCGCACTTGTTGATAGCTGTTCGGCGGCGCCGTCGCGGTCATAGAGCACCCGGTTTGAATCGGTCATGCCGTCACCTCCATGAGTTCAGATGTCTGCGCCAACTTCTTGCGGATGAACTCGATTCCACTGGGCCACACCGATGTAGTTGCGGTGGGCACGGTCTCGCCGGTCTTGCGGTTGATGAACGTCTGGGGTGTGACCTTGAAGTGGTGCTCGTAGCGCTGGTACGGGAGGTTGTTCTTCTGGAGAACCCCGGACTTACGGAGCTCGGCCATCATGATGTTGCGGCCCCAGCCGATCATCTTGGACACCGCTAGGAATGAGTAGGTGCCGTCAGCGTCCATGAGTTCGTCGTAGAACTCAGCCTTGGGTTCCAGTTCGGCAACCTTGGCTTCGGCTACGCCTAGCCGGGCTTCGGCCTCGATCACCCACTGCGCGAGTGTTGAGCGATCCGGAAGGGCAATGTTGGAGGCCTGGCCGTACTGGCCGGTCTTTCGGATTGAGGGAAGTACCTCATGGGTGAGCCAGCGCTTGAATGGCTTCACCTTGGGTGAGCGGCTGATGAGTAGGAGTGACCAAACCCCCGCCTCGGTGACGGCGGTCATGTTCTGCGGACCGCCAAGGGTGTCCACGACCACGGACACCCTTTCGTCAGCGTCGAGCTGCGCGACAGCATCGCGATACTTGGAGATACCTACGGCGTCACAGATGTCACGTCCAATCCATAGCGGTTGGTCGGTGAAGACGTGCCGGACGTTGGAGTCCTCGAACATGTTGGAGGTGGCCACCAGGCCTGCGCCCTTGGTGTTCTTATCGAACGTCGCCATCTGCTTCTCCGGTGTGTGGTGGGTTAGGTGCCAGTGCTCACCGCTCGGGCATTCATAGGGATAGAGGTGCGGCTTCTGTCGCCCGTATCCCGCGTACCTGCGTCGCTGCGCTTTCTTGGCTTCCGCCTGCGATCGGTAGCGCCCCTTCTCTGGAGTTGGGCACTCAGTCATGCCGCCCTCTTCGGTCGGGTCTTGCGGGGATCGTCGAATAGGTCATGGAACTCAAGTCCCCATGCGTCAAGCAGTGCGTTAACGAAGTCTGGACCCGGACGCGCATGACCGTTCATCACGCGCCACGTAGTGCTCTTGTTGACACCGATATCCCGAGCCATGGCGGCGTAGTCGGCCAGACCACGTTTCTTCATCTCCCGCTTGACGCGCCCCATCTTGATCGCGAATCCGCGAGTCATAGCAGGCCCTCCTGATGATGTTTCCGATTGGCATCCGGTTTCTTCCCGGCAACTCAGACCATACACCGCGGGTTGCCGACACGCAACTAGTTTCTATACGGCAACTTTGGAGAATTTCTACACCCCCTAGAAGCGGCGAAACCACTCCTCGACGTGCCGAATGACAAACGTGCAATTTAGGTGCAACCATGGTTGCGTTACCGCAACCGGTGGAGTTGCGTCAACCATGGGCTTACGCTGCCGATATGGGAAACAGGGAACTGATCGGGTGGCTAGACGCGAGGATCGCAGAACGTCATACGACCGCAGCGGCAGTCGCCGAAGCGGCAGGTCTCAACAAGTCCACGATCACCAAATGGCGAAGGGGGCAGCGGCCCAATCCTGTGGACTTGCGGGCTGTCGCCGCTGCATTGAAGTCCCCAGTCTTAGAGGCATTCCTTATAGCCGGATACCTGCACGCATCCGACACTGAGAACGTCGTGGAGGTAGACCGCCCATTAGCCCATCGCTCAGATGACGAGCTGCTGGCCGAAGTAACCCGCCGATTAAAGGAGGTACGCAATGTCGTGGAAGCTGCACCGAAGCCGGATGCATCGTCGGAAGGCCACGAAACCGAGGAGGCCCCGTACGACCCCAAGCATGTGCCCGTGAACCAAGCAAGGCTGGCTACAGGGGAACAAGACGCGTCCGGGAGACCCACACCCAGCCGGCGGCGAGCGCGAAAATAGCGCCGCAGCCCAACGCTGGAACCCACACAGCCAGGCTTGCCGTCATAGTGTCCTGAACTTCACTCGGCATAAACGCGGTGGTGATGCGGGCAAGGCAAGCGAGGATGCCCGATGCGGTGGCGGTCATGTATATCCCTGCTATTCGCCTGCTTGGCCGATGTTTCCACAGTGGCACCAGTGAGCGCATGGCGTAGATCAGGAAGTAAATCAGGGACGAGCACAGCACTAGCCAGAAAGCTAGGAACCACCCATCCGTAACGGGCACGCGAAAGATATCGGGATGATAGACACGCACGCCGCCCCCCAGCGCGAAAAGGGGCAGCAATGTCGGGATGGTGAGCGTGGCGGGCACTTCCACGAACCGTCGGAACCTGTCACCGCGGTCAATGTCGAGGTGATGTAAGGCGTCCATCACAACAGCCGTTGCGGCCAGAACGTACAAATCCAAGCCGATGTAGTCCTCTAAATTGTGATGCCCCGTGGCGCGGTGCAACCAGTGTCCGATGGTCGCGGAGGAGATCGGGCTCATCAACGCCACGGCACCTCCTTGCATTGCAAGGTTCAGGGTGAGGCAGACTTCGCCGGACCGCCGCCATGTGTATCGCCTAACCCACAGCGACCAGCAGATCGTCGAAAGCGTGAATGCCATTAAGGGAGTGAGCACCGTGGCCCGCCCCCCGAGAGCCGACATGTGGTCCCCCGACCACTAACTATGGTGAATTCGGATTCAGGTGTCCGGGCGGGATTTTCGAGCACGATTTGCTCCTCTTATAGCGAAAATTGGTGTGCTTGATCACTGGGCGCCAAGACCCGCAGGTCGCAGCGTCCATCTAGTTGAGATGTATTGATTCGCAACAACTTCAGGCTGTGAGCTGCTGTTCACCTGATAGAAACCAAAGCACCACCAGTCACAGTGGTCAATAGGTTGGGGGGCTACAGATCTGTAGCCCCCCTTGAAGTTGCTTTAAAGTTGGATCATGGTCTCTGGTCACAGCCAAGGCCAGTTTTTGCGGGCGGTACGAGATCGGGCTCAGATGTCGCAGCGACAGCTGGCTCAACGGACCGGCTATACCGTCGGTCAAATACAACATTTCGAGGCAGGTAGGCGCACCGCAACCGGCAATGGCCTCGACAGCCTCACTAGGGCACTGAACCTAAGCTCGTGGGAGATTCAGTACCTCTACGCACTAGGGGGTCGGGTGAGTGCCGAATCGACAGGAGTGGTCGACATCGCTTCCTATTTGCAGGCTATTGAGCCGCACCCCGCGGCATGGATGGATGCGGGGTGGACGGTCCAGGAATCTAATGAAGCGTTTAGGCGGCTGTTTCCCGGTTTGTGGATGACACCGAATCTGGTGCACTGGCATTACCACTCAGTGAAAGCACGTGATGTCATCCAGAACTGGAACGAAACTTCCGAGTGGTGTGTCGGACTTCTGCGGTTCGGGATTGCCGCCGCGCCCAAAGACCCCGGACTCCAGGAAGTCATAAGCTCGCTCATGCCGATCCGCGCGTTCCGAACGCAATGGGACGCGCAGATCATCCCCGTCGACCCGGCCACCCGGCCATGGATTCTGCGTGACCTGGAAAGCCGTGAACTCCTGACCGTGGACATGAGGGCGTGGCACACCCGCTCCACCTCAGGGATGCTGCTGTTCGGCGCGGTTATTGATCGGCAAGCCAACCAACAACCGCATCACCAACCCGCGAGTCAAACGCCATAGTGATCGCCTGCTCCTGTGTGGGAATCTCCACCCATGAGGTGGGTCCGCCGAGGTTGTCGGCGACCTCCCTGCCGAACACCGCCGGAACAAAGAAATCCGCTGACCCGTGCACCACGAGAGCGGGGCAGGTGATTTTGGGTAGCTCATCAACGAACCGTGTCCGATTCGCGAGAGCATCCGCGGCGGGCCGGTAGTCCTTCCATGCCGAATCCGTCCACCGTTGCAGTAGATCCGCGGCGTCCTCCGGGGATCCGGTGGCGTGCTCGGCCACCCGCGCATACACCGATGGGTCCGGGCCGGTGGTGCACCAGATATCCATCGCAGCGTCCAGTGCCGCGTTCTCCGATACCGAAGGCGCATCAGCTGTGGGGCCGATCAGGACCAGCTGCTCAACCCGATCCGGGGCTTTGAGGGCGGTGCGCAACGCGACGACCGCGCCCTGCCCCTCCCCCAGGAAGGTGAATGTCGTAATCCCGAGGTGGTCGACGAGGGCTAGAACGTCTTCGGCGACATCGTTGTAGTCGTAGGGCTGCTTGTCGTACACGGTCTTGCCGTGGCCGCGTAGGTCGAATGAAACAACTCGGCCGGGGAGCCGGGAAGTCAACGGCTCCAAGGAAACCGTATCCATCAAAGTGGCGTGGGTTGCCACAATGACAGGCCCTTCCCCACTATCGGTGTAGTGGATTCTCTGACCGTTCACATCGACAAAAGGCACCCGATATTCATACCCTTTTCGCCCCTGCTGTGAAATGGCTGTGGGTGATCTTGTTTAGGCGTACAGTCCAGCGGACCGGGGTTTGGAGGGGCAGTGCTGGGACGGGTGTTCGATCCGCGTAACAACGCGCTCAATGCGTGGCGGCTCATTCTCGCTACCTCTGTAATCCTTTGGCACACCTGGCCATTAACCGGCCATGAGATTCCTGCTAGGCCGATCACTCAACTGCTTTCCCAAGTGGGGGTGGATGGGTTCTTCGCGGTATCGGGGTTCCTGATCACTTCCAGCTGGATGCGGCACCCAAATCCGAAGACGTACTTCACCGCCCGCTGTTTGCGGATCTTTCCCGGGCTGTGGGTGTGCCTACTGATCACCGCGTTTGTGATCGCACCGGTAAGTGTGTGGATCAAGCACGGGACGATGCCCAGCCCCATGTCGGCGGTCGCCTACATCATCAACGGCGGCCTACTGAACCCCTTCTATCCCGGCATTGGTGGGACACCTCAGGATGTTCCGTGGCCGGGGGTGTGGAATGGGTCTTTGTGGACCCTCACCTTTGAGATGGGCTGCTACATCTTCGTCGCCATCCTCGGTGTCACAGGGCTGCTGAAATACCGGTCGACCATCCCTGTAGCTTTCGTGCTCGCACTGTGTGGGACGGCGGTGTTCGGGTATCCGGCGTTCGCGATGCAGACCATCCCCCAGATGGTCACCCGGTTCGCGGTGATGTTCGCGGCGGGGGCGTTGATCTACCAATACCAAGACAAGATCCCCGCCCGCTGGTCGCTCATCGCCTTAGCAGCAGGAGTGGTGCTTATCTCCGGGCTGCTACCGAATTATCGGGTGTTGGCAGCAATCCCCTTGGCGTACCTCGTCATAGCGTCCGGCGCTATGCTCAAACGCCCGAACCTGCGCAACGACCTGTCCTACGGGGTGTACATCTACGCCTTCCCCATCCAACAGCTACTCGTCATCATCGGCCTCGGAACACTCGGGGTGTTCCCATTCTTCGTCCTAGCGACCTTGCTAACCCTGCCCCTGGCGGCAATGAGCTGGTTCATTGTTGAGAAACGAGCACTGGCGTTGAAGAAACGGAAACAAGTGGTGTCCGTCTAGACACCGCGACTCCGGTTGAAACGGCGGATAATTGAGGTATGAGCGACTGGTACTACGTCCGATTCATGTACTACCCATTTTGGAACGTCAGCATCGAGAGCGACTGTGCCATGAACGTTGAGGCTGACACGGATATGGGGAACTTGTCGGTCGAAGAGTTTCATGGCATGTTCCCGAATGCCCGCAAGGTCACTCAAGAGCAGGTTAACCAAGGGTTGGCGAAGCTGCGGAAGCTACGCAGTGAGTTGGTGTCCGAATGAACGAAAAGCACGAACTGCCCGAGCCGGTGCGCTCACAGATAGCCGCGATGATGGCGCAGCGAGATTTGCAGCTTGAACGTGAGCGCGCAGACAGGATGCGCGATGACAGCAGCACCCTGTATGAATTGCGCGGCTGGCTACGCTTATGTAGCGACAACCCCGCCGGGCATGCCGAGTTCTACCAGTGGGCCTGCCACTACATCTTCGGCGACGAGCCACCGATTGAGGAGGCCGGATGAGCGAGGACATTCCCACGTTTTGCCCAAAGTGCGGATACCGAGGAAGGCCTTGCGAGTTGGGCTGTGGGGGTACCGATTGCCCTATGTTGGCCGCAAGAAGAGTGCGGGAGAGGTTGGCGCAAGGACTCCCAACGAATCTTGATCACGCGTAGAATGTGCAGGTCAAGGGAGGGCTCATGGAAGAGCAAGAGCCGACAATGGTGTCGCCTGCCGCTCTGGCTGAGACCGGCGTTGTGGAGACTGCACCCACGGCCTGGTCCGAGACGGAAGAGATTGAAGAGCCTGAACCGTACGACGATCCCCGTAGACGCAACTGGTTGATCAGCGGGGTCATCTTCGCCGCTACAGCAGCGGTCGCAGGATTGGTTGCCGGTGGCGCGTACGTCTTCTTCGGCCAAAGCCCAAAACCTACTGCCCCGCCGCCGACCACGGTCGTCGCTGAGCCTCCGAAGGTTGTTGCGGCAGATCCGAAATCACCCGTCGACGACGCATACCTAGCGGATGTCTTCAGCCAAGGAATCCCGGTCTCGGACGTAAACCGCGGGTCACTCATCCAGATGGGGCAAGCCACCTGCGTCACCCACCGCGACAACCCTTCCATGCAGATAGTCGATCTGGCGATGACTATCGCCGAAAAGCGAACCGCTTACCCGTACGACAAAGCCCGGATCATCGTGACCGCGGCACTCGAGCACTACTGCCCGAAACCCGCCGACGTGCAGCCCGCCGTCTACGACCAGAAGTTCTTGAGCAAGATGCGGGCACTGGGATGGACTATCACCGATGCGGACGGGATGACCCACAACGCACGGCAATCATGCTCACTGCTCACTCAGGGCAACACCGTGCAGTTCGTACAGCAGTCCCTCAGCGCAGAGACGAATACTCCCCTGGATCAGGCTGTGGAGTTCGTACGCACCGCGATGTCCATCTACCCGGATTGCCCCTAGCTCAGCAGCTCATTAAATGGCCGATGGCCCGACAGATGGATGCATACCGCACGCGAGGTGTACACGTAAGGTATGCGGCCTTTCGATCGGGTACAGTAATGAGTACAGTGAGGCTACACTAAGTGGCGTCTGACCTGGTGCCCCCAGTCGGACTCGAACCGACACTTGGCGGATTTTAAGTCCGCTGCCTCTGCCAATTGGGCTATGGGGGCCATAGACCACCTAGTTCTACTAGGCGCGCCCGCCAACACCAACTCCGATATCCCAGCGCGCGCGGCTCCGCTTGTTTACAACCAAGCTCACACCCGCAGGCGACACACCCCTTGCGTCACATTGAAACTATCCGGCATGTAGTGATACCCCTTGAAGGACACCAGATTTCACAGAACTCTGATGTTGATTCGTCACCAGACTGCGCGATCGACGACCTTGGAAGTTGCCGCCCGCCCCTCGCACGGCGGGTCACCTGCGAGCTAAGAATTTACTTAGTTAGCGCAGGTAGTGTTTTCCATCGTGAGTCGGGAGCTGGATATGTCAGACGGAGTGGCTGTTCGCCAGAGCGGGATTGAGGATTATCTCGACGTCGACGGTTTGATCGATCTGCCTCCCGGGTCAACGCTACTGTCCAACTTTGAGCGCAATATCGCCGAGTTCGGTTCCACCGCGGCCTACCGGTACCTCGACTTCACCCGTGATGACGATGGCGTGGCGATCGAGTTGAGCTGGGATGAGCTCAATACCCGGATGAGGGCGATAGGGGCCCGCTTGCAGCAGGTCACGGCGCGGGGGGATCGGGTGGCGATCCTGGCGCCGCAGGGCTTGGATTATGTGATCGGGTTTTTCGCGGCCATCCAGGCCGGAAACATCGCGGTGCCGTTGTTCGCCCCCGAGCTGCCCGGCCACGCCGAGCGCCTCGACGCGGTGCTCGCCGATGCCACCCCGTCCGTCATTCTCACCACCGACGGCGCCGCCGAATCGGTGAACGCGTTCCTGCGCAAGCTACCTCGTGCGCGCCGCCCACGGGTGATCGCGATCGACGCGGTTCCCGATGCGGTGGGTGCCACGTTCGTTCCCGCCGCCCTCGACACCGACGATCTGGCGTATCTGCAGTACACCTCGGGCTCGACGCGCACTCCGGCGGGCGTACAGATCACGCACCGCGCTGCCTGCACCAATGTGTTGCAGATGATCCTGGCCGGCGGCCTGGACATGGACATCCGCAGTGTGAGCTGGCTGCCGCTGTATCACGACATGGGCCTGATCATGATCTTGTTTCCGCCGCTGTGCGGCGGACACATCACCTTGATGTCGCCGTTGGCGTTCGTGCGGCGCCCCCGCCGCTGGATCAAACAACTGGCCACCGAATCCGCGTACGGGCGGGTGTTCGCCGCCGCGCCCAACTTCGCGTTCGACCTGGCCGCCCAGCGCGGACTGCCACCGGCCGGCGAGACCTGGGATCTGTCCAATGTCGCGGGCCTGCTCAACGGATCCGAACCGGTCACCATCGCCGCCATCGAGAAATTCACCGACGCATTCGCCCCCTACGGATTTCCCCCGTCGGCCATCAAACCCTCCTACGGCATGGCCGAAGCCACCCTGTCGGTGGCCACCATCGGCATCCAGGACCGTCCCAGCGTGATCTACCTGGACCGTGAACAGCTCGCCGAGGACCGCGCCGTGCCCGTCTCCGCCGAAGCGCCCACCGCGGTACCCCACGTGTCCTGCGGTCAGGTGATTGCCAGCCAGTGGCTGGTCATCGTCGACCCGCGCACCGGAGCCGAGCTCCCCGAAGGAGAAATCGGCGAGATCTGGCTGCATGGCGACAACATCGGCGCCGGCTACTGGGGCCGACCCCGCGAAACCGCGTCAACCTTCCACAACCGGCTGCACTCACGCCTCGACAACAACAGCCACGCCACCGGAACCGCCGAGGACAGCCGGTGGCTACGTACCGGGGACCTCGGGGTGTATCTGAACAACAACCTCTACGTCACCGGCCGCATCAAAGACCTCATCATCATCGACGGACGCAACCACTACCCCCAGGACATCGAGGCCACCGCCTCACAAGCCTCCCCGGCCGTGCGCTCCGGATACGTCGCCGCATTCCCCGTGGCCGCCAACCAACTCGCCGAAGCCGCCATCGCCGATACCAGTGAACGCCTGGTGATCGTCGCCGAACGTGCCCCCGGTTCCGGTCGCGTCGAGCAAGCCCCGGTCATCGAGGCCATCCGCGCCGCCATCTCGCGCACCCACGCCCTACCCGTAGCCGACATCCGGCTCGTCGCCGCGGGCGCGATCCCCCGCACCACCAGCGGAAAACTCGCCCGCCGCGCCTGCCAAACCGAATACCTCGCGGGGATGTACCGGTAG